CAATATAAATAAGCAAATATCCATATTTGGATATTATATTTGCGTTGTGATACAACTCCAACAAGTATCACAACGCAACAAAAAAGTTTAATATACAAAAATAATATACATTATGTTAGCGACAAAGCAAAAGCGGAGAAAAAAGACAGTCATTGACGGAATAGTAATGCGCCCTGTCTGGACTGAAACATTTAAGAATTTCAAGGTTGGTGAATCAAAGACATTCTACCGACCGGACCTAACCACAACCCAGGCCCGTGTCATAGCTGCAAGGCTGAACACTTCCACAAACATGAAATTTTCTGTCTCTACTGGAGAATTGGAAGAATACTGTATTGTAAAACGGGAGGCGTGAGTTATTGTCTCTCAGATGATAACAATTACAAAGTTAAGCAATCCCAGCAGAGGGTAGTGCCTCCGCTGGGAACAAAAAAAACAAACAACCCTATGAACGCAGAAATAACATTCTTCGAGAAATCGGTCACCTACGACAAGTTTGTGACGGATATAGCCGCCCGTCTCGCTTCATTCATGAAAGAGGACAAAGACGATCCGGAATATATCTCACAGCGGAGAGCGGAAAGAATATACGGACAGGCAAACGTACTCCGCTGGAGAAGATCAGGAGCTATCAAACCAATAATAAGACCGGGTAAGATAGAATATCCAACGGCCCAACTGAAAGAGTTAAGCCGTGTAGACGAGATATTCATCAGATGGCAATTGAGCAAAAAGAAAAAATAAACCAACCGTCGGAGTTTTCCGATATCCGCTCCTTTAGCTCAGACAGGTCAGAGCAGATCACTCATAATGATAAGGTCGCCGGTTCAAGTCCGGCAGGGAGCACCGATATAGACGTTCTTTAACATTGTGGATTAAATCCTGCCTTCCAGTAAATAGGCTTTTGCTTGGGCTGGTAGACGGGTCGTTTCAATCGATCAGCAACAAACTGTATGAGGTTATCGCTTCCGGTGTTGTTTAACCGGTGTTGTCGATGTGAGGTTGTGACGCGTAACGTTCATCTTTCAGATGATCCCTTTCGGTGTTACTCGGTCATGGAGTTGGTCAACCGTCGTTACGAATAAGATATATCCCGGACATGAAGGCGCTACGCTGCTGATTGGATCGGCCTCCGGGAACGAATTAAAAAACGTGATTATGAAAGTACTTATTCAAAAAGAAGTAAAGACAAAACGCTTACGTGAAGTAAGAATCGGGGAAACCTTTAAAAAAGAAATGCACATTGCAGAACAGGTAACAACCCTTTATATCATAGGAATCCCCGTTTTCCGGAAGAAAGAATTATTCAGCGATTAATTCCCTGATCTGATCAAGACTTTGATCTACATACAAAACAGCAGTAGCATCCGATCTTGAATAGGCAAAATGCACAACAGAACCAGACAAGTCGCTTCTTTCGACATAAGAAATAGAATTAACATTCACGATAAATTTGTCTTTCCCAGAATTTAGTTCAATAAACTTGCTCATTTTCTTAATTTTTTTGATTTGACACTACAAAGTTAAGAAAACCCGGTACAAAGGCGCGAAGCTGTCGATCGGATCGGCTGCCGGGGACAAATTTTTACTCAACTAATTCTTTAATTTTTATTGTTTACAGCTAACGAAGTTGGCAAAACCAACTTATCCGTATCCTCTTGCGACAAGCCGATACGGTTTCTTTTTTGACTCTTTTTATTTCCATACTATATAACTCGTGGCAATCCCTATCCGGGTATCCTTGCGGTGGTTGGTTAAGAAGACCGTATTGCCACATAACAAACATTGATATGAAAGAAATATTTATTCCGCCTTAGAGATGGTTGGGCGGCCAAATAAACAAGGTGAAAATTTTAATTATATCAACGTGTCTCGCCTAAAAAGCTCACCTGGGTTTACACGCGGATCGAGTCCGCGATTGGCCTCAGTTATTTTTTATTGGTTTAGAATAAGTAGTAATATCGCCGTATCGGCCTGTGACAGGTAGATACGGTTTCCTTTTTGAAACAAATTTAAAAATCAACGATATGGAAACAGAAAACAAAATCATCTTTGTGATGGCCTTGCTTATGGCAATAGGCAGTGGTGTCGGGATGTTCTACAACTATTCCCTTGTTCTCTTCTTTGCATGTGGCCTTTCCTTATTATATGCAATACATAAGGAGGAACGGAAATGAAGGAGATCTACATCAAGAACCCGGACGGCGATCTTTGCTACGACGGAGAAGAAACCAATGATCCAGAATTCGACGAAATGTTGGAAGATTGGAGGTTTGAAATGAACACGTACAACTATTAAAACATAGCAAATGAAAACAAAAGAAGACTTGCAGGCGATGAGCCACGGAGAGCTCGTTGAATACGCATTGGAAGCACAGAATAACATAATTATTGCATGTGACTATCAAAGAAAATGCATAAGGCTGGAGGAGATCCTTTCCGCCATCGGCATCGTATATGAGGCTTACAAAAACGAACAACATTAAAAACAGTATAATAATGGAACAACAGATTCAAACAACAGAACTGCAGATTACCCAGGCAAAACAAGCTGCCGAATTTGCACTTACTCCGGTCGGACAGATGGTGAAACAGTTCGAGGTCATGCAACGCATGGCAAAGATGTACACGGAAAGCACAATCGTACCAGAAGCCTATAAAGGCAATGTTGGCAACTGTGTGATTGCGATTGATATGGCAACACGTATGGGCGTGAATTCGCTGATGGTCATGCAAAACCTTTACATTGTCAAGGGCAACCCCTCATGGTCGAGCAAATTCCTTATTGCTACCATCAACATGAGTGGTAAATATTCATCCCTACGATACCGAAAACGAAGTCTCGGTAAGGTCGGAAAGATCAAATATAACGAAACGGTTTGGGATAATGTTGCTAAGCGTAATACCATAGTGGTAAAAGAGTTTGACGGTACAGATGTTGACAACATTGAATGTATTGCCTACGCAACTGAACTTTCTACAGGGGAGACACTTGAATCCGATCCTATAACGATTGAAACGGCAATTAAGGAAGGATGGTATACAAAAACCGGTAGCAAGTGGGTTACAATGCCAAGCCTTATGCTTACTTATCGTGCTGCTGCATTCTGGCAACGTATGTACTGTCCTGAAATCAGCATGGGATTCTTGACTAAAGAAGAAGCTGACGACATACAGGATGTCGAATATGAAGAAATCAAGCCAAAAAACAAGCTGGCCGATCTGGCAAGCAAAGCAGCCGTCCAAAAAAAAATGGAAGAACAGCAACCATACCCGGTTGAAAAAGCAGAGACGGATAGTAAACAACCCTCACAAAAAACCCTGTTATGATTGATAATGCAGCACAGCATACGATAGCTTGGTTCCGCGCCCGTCATGGGAATATCACAGGCAGCAATGTCGGCTTACTAATGAAAAGCGGGCGCACGGACATCTTTTCTGAAACAGGGAAAAGCTACATATATCAAATAGCATCAGAAAGGGCAATGAATCCGGCTATCGTTAATGACGATAGCCAGTTTGCCGAATATCTCAAGCAAACGGAAGTGACCAGCAAGGCGATACGATGGGGCAACGAACAAGAGGCGGATGCTCGCAACCTGTATGCCGAAATATCCGGTCTGCATATTGTGGAGGTCGGTTCGTGCAAACATCCTACCATTCCACATTTTGCCAGCAGTCCAGACGGTTTTTACTACGACGAGAACACCGGCATAAAGTCCTGTCTGGAAATAAAATGTCCCAACCAGGCAACATTCATGCGCTACAAGAACGAGATTTATGACAACGCATCCCTATTAAGCGTAAAATATGAATACTTCTACCAGTGCATGGCACACATGATGTGTACAGGGGCGAAAGAGGTATATTTCATTGCCTATAATCCATATCAATCCGATCCGATACACATCGTCCGTATCCTGCCGGATGAAAAAATATTCGCGGAGATGGAGAGGCGTATACGCCTTGCTAACGATATGATAGATAAAATAATTAATTGAAATGGAAACTAACTATCAGAAAAATACACCTGACAATTTTGGGCAAATAAGATGGCTTGACAAATACATGGAAGGTCATAAAGGATTCATTGCCGGAGGATGTTTTAAGAATATCCTTTCCGGAGAAAGAGTAAAAGACATTGATATTTTCTTTGAAAGTGAAAGCGATTTTCAGGAAGCTGTTAATTTGTTCAATGAAGGAAGACATCAGAAAGAAGGATGGAAATTTAAGTATAGGAATGAGAAGGTATGCGCATTCCAGAAAGAGGGAGAAAAGGTATGGGTAGAGTTCATAGAGTCAGAGTTCGGAAAGCCAGAAGAGATTCTCAGGAGCTTCGACTTTACTGTGGCAAAAATGGCTTACTATAAGGAGCCTAAATACGAAGAAAAGGAAGATGATTATTTTCCATTCTCATCTGCAAGTATAGTAGCATACGAGTACAAACTACTCTATCATGAGAAATTCTTCGAACATCTTCATATGAAGAGGCTGGTCATTGACGAAAATATTCCTTTCCCAATCAGCACATGGGAGCGTACATACCGGTACAAAGGCTATGGTTATGACATGTGTCGGGAAACCAAGAAAAAACTTTTAGAAGCTATTCAGAAAACGGATTTAGATTCTGCCGATTTATCCATGTATAATAATGGTGGATGGGACTAATAAAAAATATAGAGAAATGAACACACAATTAGCAATCAAAGAAAGCGATCTTGAACTGGTCGTTAGTGAAAAAACATTAGGTAGCCTTACTACTAATGCGATCCAAATCAGAGACATGGTAAAATCAACTCTTCCCATGTACGATATATCTAACTATAACGATGACAATATCGACCAAGCGAAGAGAGATAAAGCTGCTCTCAACAAGGCGGCCAAACTTCTCAACTCAAAACGTCTTGAAATCGAAAAGGAATTTATGAAACCTTTCGGGGAGTTCAAGGAAGTTGTGGCTGAAACCGTAAAATTGATTGGCGAATGCTCTGCCAAGATTGACACGGTAGTCAAGCAGAACGAACAGCAGTATAAAGACAAGAAACTTGCCGTTATCCGTTCCTACTTCGACGATGGAAATACGACTCTGATCGACTTTCGGAAAATCTTCAAGCAGGAATGGCTTAACAAGTCCACAAGCATGAAAGCGGTACAAGCAGACATTGAAACGGTTTTCGCTAAGGTTGACGAAGATCTTGAAACGCTTAAAGGCTTTGGCGGTGATGATTTTGACGTACTTCGCACATACTATATGGACACGATGAACATTGGCAATACCATCCAGTATGCTAATCGTCTGAAGGAACAACGCGAACGTGCCCAAGCAGCAGAAGAAGCACGTATCAAAGCTGAACAGGAACGAAAAGAACAGGAAGAAGCACGTAAGAAAGTAGAAGCAGAACAACCCAAAGTTAGCCAACCCAATCCTTTTAATACGGCTAATCAAAGGATGAATGGGCAACCTTCTTTTATGGATCAGCCTAAAGAACAGCCTGTGCCGGCACAGCCGGAACTTCTAACTCGTGCCTTCAAGGTCACAACAACCCGTGAAAATATTATCGCTCTCGGCAACTTCATGAACGAACACGGCATTGACTTCGACAAGATAGAGGTTCCATGACTTGAGGATGAAGACAGGATAAGTAAAACAGATATTAAAACAATCATAGGTCTGCTCAATCGATCGCAAGTACTAATAGACGCCAACTGCTCTAAGCCGGTCGATCTGGATGTAGCCCGCAGATGCAGGAAGATGGCCCGTAAATTAGAAAGGAGCTTGAAATGAATGATTACGAATACATCCCGGATTGGAAAGTCTGGGAATAGTCAATAGTGTGTTTTGCATGGTATTAGTTTAGGTTAGTTTCCCCTTGCCGTCCGTGAGGATATGCAGAGGGGAGTTTTGGGACGAAAGGGAGTGGTCACATAAGCCATGCGTCAGAGCGGTTCGATTCCGCTCCGTCCCACAAATAGGTTGAACGAATTAAAAGAAATAGAGTATGATGCACAATTGGTTTGAATGTAAAGTCTCCTATGAAAAGATAATGGAGGACGGAAAGCAAAAGAAAGTGACGGAGCCCTATTTGGTCGATGCCTTGTCGTTTACAGAAGCAGAGGCTCGTATCATCGAAGAATTAACCCCTTTTATCAGCGGTGAGTTTGTGATAAAAGACATCAAACGGGCAAAGTTGTCCGAGATATTCTTCAATGAGAATGGCGACCGCTTCTATAAGATCAAAGTCTACTTCATTACGCTTGATGAGAAAAGCGGAGCTGAAAAGAAAACAGCTGCACAGATGCTGACACAAGCCTCCAATTTGAAAGAAGCTATCGAAGTGCTGGAAAAAGGAATGAAGGGCACTTTGGCCGATTACGAAATTGCTTCTGTCACCGAAACCGCACTCATGGATATATTCCCGTATGATGCCGAAGATGACAAAGATACGGATAAAACAGCCGACGCCAACAATCCATCCGTTCGCAAATTCTTCCAGTCCCTACCTGAAGGGTGTAAGACGGAAATCACCGTATCGGGAAAGAAGATCATCGTAGACAAGACCGGACGTGACACGGTTGTAACACCTTCTGGTGAAGGATGAGAAAGGAAACAGCTCGATGGATTTTGGATACGACATACCGGACTATGAACCGGATGAATACGATAATTACGATTACGAATGAGACATATAGAAGATCAATTACAAAAGTCAATAGTCAGATGGTTCGATTTGCAATATGCGAACCTCAGACACTTGCTGATACACGTTCCTAACGGAGGCTATCGCAATGCAGTCGAGGCGGCGAAGTTTAAACAAATGGGTGTCAGAGCCGGGGTCCCGGACCTCATTTTGCTATATCCAAATAAAGAACACCCGTTTATGGGGATCGAGTTGAAGGCCGGCAAAAACAGACAATCCGTACACCAGAAGGAATACGAAGCTGAGTTTGGTCGGATCGGCGCCAAATATGTCGTTGTCCGTTCGATCGGCGAATTCATGAAAGTTGTGAATGAGTACTTAAACAACGTATGACGATGGAGAAAGAGATAAAAGAAATAAGCGATTATCTAAACACCACCTGCTCGAACAATCCGGCGGAAATACAAGAGCGCATATCCGTCATCATGGTCTACATGATGCGTACCGGCGAAATGCTCGCAGAGGCAAAAAAAATACTCCGGAAGAAAAAGTCTGACGAGATACAGAACATGATCATTCGGATAGCGAAAGAAAATTGCCTGTCGGCCAAAGTGCAGAATGCCTTACTGGATAGCATCGCGGAAGACGAATGCTATCTGGTCGACCGATTGGACCGACTCAATGCTTCTTGCACGCATCAACTGGATTCACTTCGAAGCCTGCTTAGTTACGAGAAGGAATCGCTTAGACTCAATAAGACAGGATATTGATAAAGTGGAGAAGAATTTATGATATGGCAACAAGGAAAGAGTTGACAAGCTACTTTCCCCATGACAGCAATGCAAGAAACTCTGACAAACTTATACGGCTTAGAATGCGGCATAAAGCTGCCGGTTACAGTGTTTACTTTATGATCCTTGAAAGATTAAGGGAAGAACCGGAATACACGAGTGTCAAAGATTATAACATGATAGCCTTTGACCTTCGTGAAGACGCTTCCCTGATAAAATCAGTCGTTGAAGATTTTGGGTTATTTGTCTTTACCGATGACGGTAAGTACTTCTACTCCGAAAGTTTCAAACAAAGAATGGAGATTAAAGACGAACAAAGTAGAAAAAAAGCTGAAGCTGGAAAGAAAGGTCTTGAAAAAAGGTGGGGAAATAGCAAAAATATAGCAAATGCTATCGAAAATGATAGCAAAGCTATAGCAAATGCTACGGGAAATGATAGCAATAAAAGAAAAGAAAAGGAAAGGAAAGAAAAAGAAAGTAAAGAAAAGTATCCTCCCCCTCTATCCCCCACAGGGGGAAATGGAGGATGCGGAAATAATCTTTTTTCTAAAGATTCCAATACAGATGGGATAGAAAGAAACTTCGAAGGACTGACCAACAGGCTGAACAGATTATTTATCCCTCCAGACGAGTTCAACACCATTTGCCAATTGTCGAACAATGGAGAAATAGGGCATCCCATTTGGACCATAATCCAAGCTGCTGAACGAGGAGGAGCTCGGCTGCACTCTCCCGGCAAATATATTATTTCAGAACTCAAAAAAGCAATCAAGAAATGAAAATCAATGTTTTCAAAACTCAATGTAAAATAGGTTCATCTGTCAAATACAAACAGAAAACAAGAAAAGTTGTCGACATAAACCGAAGTACCAATGAGGTTTGTTTAGACCGCCGTCTGTGGGTTCGTTGTACAGAGGTTGAGTTATTAACATCGGAATAAAAAATATATGATCATGCAAAAAGACTGGAAATTAGAAGAAATAAAGCGTCTCGAAAAGGAACGCGACAGGAACTTGGCAATACACTGTAACTATGTGGCTGCCAAACATCAAAGACTGATCGACAGACTGGAAAAGGAAATCAATCAAAACACGAAACATTAATACATCTATAACTACCTAAAATTTAAAAACAATGAATGTTAACATCAAAAATTTAAACCTGTCGGTAATCATGCCGGCGATCACCAAGAGTGGCCAACCCGTATGTAACGACCGCGAACCATCTAAAGATGACAAAGTAGAGCACGCCAGCGGACTGTATCTAATCTACGAAGACGGACACGTAGAGCCGTTTACCGGCGATAACTCCAAAGATTGTGTACGATACATCGGGTTGAAGCACGGATACATGTCATTTGCAATCTCACTGACGGAGCATGATAACGTACAATTGCTTGACGATGATAGCCGTGAAGAATCCGGAAGTGGGACATATTACGAACGTGAATGTGATGCGCTGTTTGATTTTGACGGACAGAAAAATACGGAACGCCTTGTAGCCAGAAATCCAAAATTGAGAAATCTGCTGGAAGATGGCGAGTATATACCATCTCTTGGTCAATTAAATTTAATGGCCCATTATATGGACGAACTAAACAAAGCATTCGCTTATGTTTCGGCATCTCCCCTCTCCTCGGCGTGGTATTGGTCCAGTACTGAGTACAGCCAGAGCAACGCGTGGTACGTGAGCTTCTCCAATGGCGGCACGAGCAGCAACGGCAAGTACAGCAGTATCAGGGTTCGGGCGGTGGCAGCATTCACTTTTAAACTTTAATCTTTTGGTGCGCTCCTTTTGGAGCGTGCCTTTAAAAATCAACATTACACAGAGAAGGCAATAAAAAAAAGAAATCAAGATGGGACAAGTTAAAGGTTTTAATGACATAATTGCTGATTATTTGAAACAACGAGCAGAAGAAGATACCCTGTTTGCTCCAAAGTTTGCCAATCCCAATAAGAGTATTGATGAATGCTGCCGTTACATTTTAGGAGAGGCTCGTAAACGAGGAACTGCTGTTGCAATGAGTGACTCGGAAGTCTTTGGACTGGCCGTGCACTACTATGATGAAAAGGATATCAAGATAGAAAAAGTTTCTGCCGGTTGTTCTGTTTCTTCTTCTCAGAAAGTAAAACTAACAGAAGAAGAGAAGAAAATAGCCCGTGAAGTGGCTATCAAACGGTTAGCCGAAGAGCAATACCAATTGCTTAAAAAGAAGCCGGCGAAAAAGAAAGCAGATACAAATGTCCAACAAATGAGCCTGTTTTGATATGAAGCCGAGAACGAAATTGGAAAAGCTGGTGACGGAGTTAAGCGGAAAACTGCCTGCCATCACGAAGGAACAGGAAGACTGGGCCAAAAAGCATCTGTTTGATCATTTTGCCTACAAATGTAAGGATGAGCTATGGTGTTCCGAATGCGGTAAGATGTGGGTCAATACGAGTAAAGATAAATTGGGTGACAAAATCGAATGCCCTTATTGCCATCATCAATTGGACGTAAAGGTCAGCCGGAAGCAGAAGATCCATGAAGAGGCGTATATGTCCATCCTGCAAGTGAAAGGCGGGTTCCAGGTGATCCGGCATATACTATGCTGGAAAAATGTTCGGAAGGAAACTTCTCCGGTGTATTATGATTTTACAGAAGTGGTTCAAGAGTGGATTCGTGAAGACGGAAAACGTACGATCATAGCCCGACCGATTAATATGGGCAGTAACGGATTTGTATATAGTTCACCTCTCAGTATCAAAGGAGAATATGGAAGTACCCCCTATAACTATTACGGTGATTTATATGCGATACATGGAGAGCTTTATCCAAGGAAAGAATTACTGCCGGAATTAAAAAAACGGGGACTGAATCGACGGTTCCCAGATGTAACCCCGTCGAAATTGATACGTGACTTATTGAAAGGTGGTAACGATTCGGAATTGTGTCTGAAGACCGGGCAAATCCCCATGCTGAAGCATATGTATAGAAACGGCTTCTCCCAACTTCGCTATAAACCGTCGTTCAACATCTGCAACCGCAACCATTACATCATTAAGGACGCTTCTATGTGGGAAGATTATATGTCTTTGCTGTCTTACTTTGGTAAAGATATGCGTAACGCCCACTATGTCTGCCCTAAGAACCTGAAAACTGCACATGATAAACTACTAAAGATAAAACAGGTACGTGAAGCCAGGTTGAGACAGGAAAGGGATCGAGCACAATCTATCAGTAAGCGTGAAAAGTTAATGAAGGATATAGCCGGCTTCTACGAGCGGATGGAAAAGTTCTTCGGATTGAGAATCGAAGAAGAGGATATAATCATCCGCCCTTTGGAAAGTGTCACCCAGTTTTATCAGGAAGGTAAGGCCATGCACCATTGTGTGTATCAGAACGGATACTACAGACGGCCGGAATGCCTGATATTATCGGCAAAGGACACGGCTGGAAAACGATTGGAGACGATAGAGGTAAACTTGAAGACACTGGATATCGTACAGTCCCGATCCTTCTGTAACGGCGTAAGCGAGTATCACGACCAGATAGTCAAACTGGTGAAAAAGAATATGAACCTGATTCGTCGTAATAAGACAAACTAAAAAATTATGAGTGATTTATACTTCAACGATAAACGCTTTGTTGGCCACAGTAAAATTAGTGATATATTTTTTTTGCTTCCGGCGATAATGTGGTACATGGAGCACGAAAGGATTAAAGATGCAGACGCGTTCGTGATATGTGCGCATTGGCTTTGTTTTCAGTGCGGGTTATTTATCCGGTGTAAAAGAAAAATTAAAAAGAAATGAGCCTACAAGATAAAATATACAACTCTATTGTTTTATTGCTGAGAAGTGAAAGAATGGCACGGGAATATGACCCGGAAAACGGTTTTTACCTTGCTTTTTCCGGTGGTAAGGATAGCCTTGTTCTTTATCATTTAGCAAGAATGGCGGGTGTAAAGTTTAAAGCACATATGAACTTAACATCTATTGACCCTCCAGATGTTATTCGCTTTGTAAAACAGAGATATCCGAGTGTGGAGCTAATAAAACCGAAAATGTCTATCTATGATATGGCGTTGAAAAAACATATTCTTCCAACCAGGTTCATGCGTTGGTGTTGTGCTGAGTATAAGGAAATGTCCGGCGCCGGAAAAGTAACGCTCATTGGAATCCGTAAAGGTGAGAGCGCAAAGCGTTCTAAACGTAATGAGGTAGAAACAGGTAATCGCAAATTCAGTGGAAATTTCGATCAATTTTCCGAACACAGGGAAACAATGGTAACGTGTGTCAATGGAAAAGACAAAATTCTTGTTTCGCCTATCCTTAATTGGACGGAAGGGGAAGTCTGGGAGTTTATTCATCGATATAAAGTACCATATTGCAAGCTATATGATGAAGGTTATAGCCGTATTGGTTGTATTCTTTGCCCTATGTCAAACCGAAAGCAAAAGTTGAAAGATATAAGACGTTTCCCTCACGTAAAACGGAAATGGGTACAGACGATCCAGAAACTCATTGATGCCGGATATCTTAATCACAACTTCTCAGATGCGGAATTTGGCTTCAACTGGTGGATAAGTGATAAAGGCTTCGATCATTTTTATGCCGACGAAGTTTTACAACAGAAAATTCAATTCTAAAAAAATGAATCATGAATATAGGTTTATTGCCTGTTGATAGTTCTTATCCTAACCTGGCGTTGATGAAGATTAGTGCTTATCATAAAGCACGTGGTGATAGTGTTGAATGGTATAATCCTCTCTGCTGCTATGATAAAGTATACATAGCGAAAGTCTTTTCCTTTACTCCTGATCACGGTTACTATATCAATGCAGATCAGGTAGAGAAAGGTGGAACCGGCTACGATATATCAAAGAATTTACCAAAAGAGATAGACCGGGCTTATCCGGATTATAGTTTGTACGGTATTGATAAAGAGGCTTACGGCTTTTTGACACGTGGATGTCCGAATCGGTGTAAATGGTGTGTTGTCCCCAAAAAGGAAGGCAACATTACTCCGTACATGGATATTGAAGAAGTGGCCGGAAATAGAAAGCATGTGATTTTGATGGATAACAATGTTTTGGCTTCCGAATATGGATTACAGCAGATCGAAAAGATTATTTCCATGGGACTTCGAGTTGACTTCAATCAAGGGCTGGACGCAAGGTTAGTTACCGATGATATAGCCAAGCTCCTTGCTCGTGTGAAATGGATAAAACGTATTCGCTTTGGGTGTGATACGCCGGGACAGATCGCCGATGTCGAACGAGCAGCGAAGCTGATTGACAAGTACGGTTACAAAGGCGAATATTTCCTCTATTGCATCCTGATGGACTTTAAAGAGTCGTTTTACCGGGTCAATTATTGGAAGAGCGTTAGCCGTCGATTTGTGCCGCACTGCCAACCTTTCCGTGATTTGAGCAATCCGCGTCAGGTCATTCCGCAATGGCAGAAAGATATGGCCCATTGGGCTGACCGGAAGGAACTCTACATGAGTTGTGATTTTAAAGACTTTACCCCGCGCAAGGGATTTAGGTGTAACGAATATTTTAAAAATAATTAAGCTATGAAAACTTTAAAACAATGGGAAAAATCAGGCCTGGATTTAGAGGATTTTATTCATCCCGGAGATTGGATAAGTGAAGACCTATACAATTATATTGGAGAAATCGTTTGTCCGTATTATTGTTCAAAGGACTTAATCCAAGGAGGCGATCCAATTAAATCGGAAGATGGAGTATTGTTTTACTGTACCTGCCATCATACTGAGGATGATAGATATCTATATCTTGGTATCCTTCCGGAGTTTAAGCAGTAACTACTATAACTAAATAGGTATGAATATAGATACTGAATTTAACGTAGGAGATAGCGTATGCTATCTGAGCGGGGATAACATTATCCATACAACTATAAGCAAAATAATCATCGAAATATCCTATGCTGATGATAATTTCTTTATGGTTTATAAGCTGTCAGATGGACTTAGTGTACCCAGAAACAATTATCCCAAATGGGATAAAAGACTTTTCAAAGACAAAGAGAGTTTGATAAAATATTTATCTGAATCATAACTACTAAAGAATATGAATATGGAACCATTGATAAGATTGGTGGGATTAAAGGGGTGCAGTGGTGATACTTATGCTTATTTTTCCCGTGATAAAGAAAATGTGAAAAAAGCGTTGGAATTGGGGATAGCCTGTACCGGAGCGGACGATAACGGAGCCTATAACATATATTTTAATGACTCTGAGGAACTTTGTTGTGAGTATATGAGATATTGTGTTACCAAAGAGTTTAAAAAAGCCGCTTCTATTGAAGAGGCTGTTGAATGGATGGATCAACTAATGAACTAAAAATTAAATAGAAATGAAACAAAAGAAATTACATATATCTTTTGACTTAGTATAATTGGCAAAACGAAAAGTACAAATTTTCAAAACGAAAGAGGATGTAAATTAAACTGTGTCAGCAAAGAATAAAATATTAACTTTGCTAACACAGTTTTTCTTGAATAAAAATCCGCTAACCGCCACTCTGTTTCGAGTAAAAAGATCGTTACTTAGGATGCTCGTAGTTTCTTAAGAGTTGATTTGTCAGAGGATTGCTCCATCGAATTGAATGTCTTTTTCCGGAAAGGAGAAAGGCCTCGGATTAATGGTTTTGTTCATTATAACACTAAAACTAAATTAAGGTTACCAACAAATCTGTTGTAACGAAGAAGATGGCCCATCAGTACATAACTTACCTTTTTCATCGAAGAATAATCGATCCATACAGACCACTCTATCCCAATTCGGTTTTTGGCAATGCACATCAGCATGGCGATGATAAACAATATACAGATCACCATTCGGAGCCTCTACTATCGAATTGTGTCCCGGTGCAGAAACCCCTTTAGGAAGATCCGTAGTCAAAAGAGGATTATCCTCACTCTTTACCCAAGGCCCCAGTGGACTATCCGCATAAGAAACCCCTACTCCATAAAACTCATAGCCGGTATCATTGGCGGAATAAGTCATATAATACTTTCCATTCTTTTTAAACACATAAGCACCTTCATTGCATCGGTTCCTATCCCAGTTAACCTTTTCCCATGTTTGCGAAGCGCCAGATATAAAAACAGGTTCCCCCATCAATCCGGAAAGGTCTTTTTTTAATTTCACCCCATAAAGTTCACCAGTAGCCAACGTATCCTGCATTCCATTTTTGCTGAAATATACATAAGGCGTCCCGTCATCATCAACAAAAATGTCTGCATCAATGGCAGAATAGCCCAAGTCGAACCAAGGAGTATAAAGATCTATAAACGGTCCTCCCGGCTTTTCACTGACAGCAAGACAAGTAAGCATCCGATCCAAATCTTTCATATAACAACTGTAAGTCATATAAAACCGCCCTTCGTAATATTTCACCTCTGGAGCCCAAAAGCCATAACAGCCGATGTGATCCTTTGGTTTACGATACAAAAGACCTTGATACTTCCACCTAATCAGGTCGGAAGAAATATAATAAGCAAATCCTTCTCCTTCCGGCAATGCAGTCGTACCTGTCAGGTAATATAAACCACCGGCTTTATAGATAAAAGGATCAGCTATATACAATTCAGTACTGTCCGTTGTTTTTAAAGGATTCTCATAACACCTTAACTTCCTATCCGATATTTGATGACAAGAAAACAAAAAAACACTCGACAATACAAGCATCGTTTGATAAAAAAACTTCATATAAATGTTATTTTTGCAAAATATCCAGTAAATGTACTTCTATTTTTCTAATAACAAAACTATTTCCGATTCCTTTTTAAATGAACCCTAATCACATATTTGACAAACTACCGCTAAACTGAAAATTTAGCGGTAGTAGTTCACCAAATCCTATAATATCCCCCAATCCCTACATATGGAGATAAGCCATTTCGGCCAATCCCATAACCGGCCGTGATGCCTATTCCCCAGCGACGGGATGACTGCCGTTTTGTTATAGACATTGTCTTTCGAAATATATCAATACTATCGAGTGAAGGATTATATCCAGACACCCAAGCATGATAATCGTCCGTCAAGTATTCTTTCTGTGTGATCCTGATCGGAACAAAGATCGGCTCTCTCACTGTATCTCCCTCGAGTGTAATGTAGATGGGAAACATCTCCGGCACTGTCTGAATTACTGTTTCGTAGACAGGATAAGGGATGCTATCTCGAATCGTGTCACGATGGATAACAGTATCTGTTTTTTGGACAAAATCGATCTCTGCCCTCTTTGTACATCGGCCGGTCAGAAAACTGAGAAAACAAAGAATCAAAATCTGTATTACATGCCAAGTTTTCATGATTAATATTTCATAGCCATACCCATATTTGGATGCCGCCCGGATATGAAAAAGGCGGTAAATCTCTTAACTTGAAATTACCGCCCTATGATGATATGAAATAATTACGCTATTCTAAATCTATGACATCATGTAACGCCATGACTTTGTAAGCTGCAATTTTTCCATTTACAGTTAGTAAAACTACATCAACTAGATATGCTTTCTTTGTTGGGTTTGAATCTGAATGAAGTATCATTTCTTTTAACTCATCTGTTTCAAACACAACTGCCATTTTATTTTTAGATATAGCATCAATCACAGCCATGTTTCCTTTATCAGTCTCCATATCACTACGCATTTGGTATATGGTCATCAATTGCCTTGAATACATATCTGTAACAGGCTGAACGGATTTAATGGATTTAATTTCCTTTTCCAACTGGTTTTGAGCACTATTACCTTCTTGGAAGTTAAATGTGCAGTTGTAATATATATTGCTTTTATCTCCCTTATTGATGGCTCCGATTGTCGTAATCCCATTATTATCACCGGCTGTAACCAATGCGAGGTCTTTGAAATTTTTACATTCATTCAAATCTAAATCAGGCTTTAGCCCAACACCTTTCGTAAAGAAATCCAACACATTCTTGATGTAAGATGAAAATTCAAGAATGATGTTCATATTTTCTATAAACGGAAGTATTCCAGCTGATGCTATTTCACAAAGGATTATATCAATGCATCCTTCCTCTATCTTTTCTACATAAAGTTTGGATTTAGCAGCTTCTTTGCAATCCCCATTTTTCTTTGCAAATAAAGAAAAAAGATTTCCAATTGCATTCAAAGAAGTCACAAACTCTGATATTTCAATTGGCTTCGAATGCTCAATATGAAACAATATGGCATCCACGTTATTCTTTTGCTCCATCATCTTAACTCAATAAATACAATACAAAAATACAAATTTTAAATACTTGATCAGATCAATTATGTATGCTATAAATCATAATTCGGTAATTCCAACAATTCAAAGAGCGCTTCTAGGGACAAGAGCTATAGCATCTCCCACCCCGCAATAATATCACTCATCTCCGCCTCCCGTCCATTCTCCACCCGGCTCATACCTGCCACAATACGGATCATCTGCTCACGGTCGTTCACATTGATTGGATCATCAGCCGGAATTCCGGCATAGTCTGATACGGCCTTGATATAGGCTTCCGTATGGTTTTCTTTCTGTGGGGCCCAACGGATAATCATCTTACGGATAGTGTCGAGCTTGTAATTTTTGAAGTAGTTAGACAATATTTTAAACATAGCCCGGTATCCGTAAGCCATTGTTGTAAATTGCTTAAACGACTTATCCTTGCTTGGTCTCACCTCGCCCTGAAATAAGTCGCCATTGATCCGGATATTTCCGGGATTGTTATTTCTAAGTCCTCTTGCTGTCATAATAAATTCCTCCATTATTTAATTACACATTAATCTGTCGATTTTACTAAAACTCGCTGGGTGGTTCACGATCTGAACATCCATGCTTGTTACACTTGCGAAATTCCAACGCGTTGTTCTTGATCATAAGCTCCGTATTCTTCTCGGTCAACTCCCGGACACGCCCTCGGTATTCGTCTATCTTTTCATACAGGGAATCAATTTTAGCATCCAGTTCGCCGACGCGACGTTCTTTCTTTTCGTATAGCTCTTTCCATTCAGCAGCATATTGCGTGATATTGTCCGCTTCCGCCTTTTTAGCTTCAGCAGCCGCCTTGCGCTTGTTATATTCCCGGTAGCCCCAGTAGCCGGCAACGGGGATCAGTACGGCGGTTACAAAGCCGCCTATCACGTTCGACAGGCGGCTAAGGGTTGTCAATAATTCTTCTTCCATATCTTTATATGCAAATTAATACACAGAGATAAACAGCCACCAATGAAGAAATCTCAATCCAAAACATCGGCTTACTTTGATAGAACTTATACCAGAATGTGCCTTCTTTTTCTTTGGCAATGTTTAATGCAGCATATCCAATATAGGTAAGCCATACAAATAACATAGGCCATAAGTTAAGTGACATCCAAATCTGAGAAAATAATATTGCCATCATTGCGCCAGCTATGTGTCCCCGGTATTGGAATTTATCCGCTTTGTAATCTGGGAAACACCCGACAACGATCATCCCGGCCAGCGCCAGGTAAGCGAGAAACTCCGTGCCCGGCTTACTGACCTCCAATATCACCGGCATTAACACCATAGGACAAGCCCACATTGTGAAGCGAAACCATCCTTTGTGTTCTATTGCGTAATAAGTTGCACTGATAGAGTAAGGTACACCTTTCGCCTTTATACAAACTGCTGCCGTATAAGCTGCGATAACCAAAAAAGAAATAATTAATAATAACATGATTTTCAAACTTTATTGTTTAACTTTGTTTCCGGAGACCCTCGGTCCCCTAATTTTCTTTTTTTTACAGCCTCCAATCTGTGATAGCCTGGAGGCTGTTTTATTATTCTTTCGCCACCGAACATTTTATATCTCCATTTGTTTTAAAAGAAAATACCCAACCTGGGGTTGGCGATTATCAATAATTTTTTCTGAATATACATTTGCTGTCTTTCTGCTGTGACAGCCCAAAGACAGTGTCACTAATTTATTAATACGGCCTTGCAGGCGGAGTGAAGTTTGATGTCCAACGGGCAATATTACTGATGCGAAACTCGTCAATCATACCGTTCAGATACAATCCATAATCTCGATATTTTCCGATCATTAAAGAACTATAGTACCCTGAAACCATCGTTGATGTGAAACCAGACGCATACACTCCATTTACATACACTTTCCAATATCGAGATTGTGACCTGACGATCGCAAGATGAACCCACTGATCTCGTGGCATCGTAAAATAGCATATTGCATCCCCTCGGGTTCCACCATACTGCAATCCAAAGAAAATGCGTCCGTCAGATTCCTCCATTATATCAAAGCTATAATTTCCACCACCATTGCCTTTTGACATTATACCGTTTCTCACACCACTTTTCAGTTTAATCCAAAAATCGACGGTATAGTTTGGATATAGGGACTCGTTTATGGCATTCGTTCCACTTATCTTTACATACCCGTTTCCTGAAAACGAAACGCAATTCTTGAATTTTCCCACTACATAGGACATATTACTACCAACATAAGGCTTGCCTGAGGCTTCATCTTTCAATGATCCATCAAAATGTAGCAACAACAAAGTATTCTTGTCTACTTTCTTCCGTCCCATCATCGATCTTATCATACCAACCTCCTTTCCGCCGAAAGTCGGTCAGATACTTTAGTTAAGAGGTGTTTACCCCCCCCCCGTTAACATTTGTAAACAATTATTTCTCATGACTTTATCTCCTATTTTTTAGTCGTTAATATCTTGTTTCATCTTTTTCAACGGCAGATCATTCTTCGTAAGCCCAATAGCGGATCAGGACAGTGCCATCACCGCCGTTACCGTAAGTACCACAACCGCCACCACCGTAACCGCCACTTTTTCTATTGCCATTTCCAGTTCCGCATCCTTTGTCGTAATCGGATTCTCCCCCCATGCCCTCATTTATATTTCTGTCTGAACCACCACCTCCGGCATTTCGTTTCCCAGTAGGTTCGCCAAAATCGCGGGTTGTATGCCTTTGACCCTTTCCTCCGCCATATAGGGAACCAGCTGGATAGAGAGAGCCATTTTCATTGCGGCTGCCGATTCCGTTAGATCCATCAGAACCCGCTTTAGCCGTATCTGAATCATCTCCTGCTCCGCCACTTCCGCCGTTGCCACCAGTATATGCTCCGGCATTACTTCCGCCTGGATAACCATTACCCGCACCATTTCCGCCATTAGCTCTATAACTTGAATTTAAGAATTGAGAGTATCCACCGTTGGGGGCAACTTCAGAATACCCTCCAATTCCTCCTTTCCCAACTGTTATCGGAATTGACTGACCCGGTGCAACAGAGATAGCATCACCGTCTCTCCATCCGGATGTATCTTTTTTGAAGGTTTTAGTATAGCCGCCACCTCCACCGCTTCCATTATGTCCTGCACCCCCTCCTCCGACAAGAAACACATCAACCTCCCTACATCCTTTAGGTACGATCCAGGTATAATTCCCGGCAGGATAGAACCTCTTGGTGAACAACTGCAACTTCTTCCGTCCCATCATCGACCGTCTCATCTACGCCCTCCTTTCTTACGATAAGAGGTCGTAACTTCTTTATTTATAGAGCATTTACCCCCCCCCCGTTTAACTTTTAATAACATAACCTGTTTCATTGCTTTACCTCCTGTACAATTGTGGGCAAGTCTTTCAAGTCGTTCGGATAACCTGTAACGGTTGTCAGAATGCAGAGATAGATCACACCGTATTGTTCATAATATTTGTCTTTCTCGAATGCCATACCCTGCACGTATGGAATAGGATCATCAAGCGTGCCTGCGTGCTCAGCTTCAACGATCTTATACAGTGAAGCAGTTTCTATGCCCGGTTTCCAATCGGCTTGCAGCTTGTGCTTTTGTATCACTTCAAACAAAGTGTCGCTTTCTCCTTCCACTACTCGAAGCCGGAAGCCTATTTCAACTTCCTTGCCAAACTCCGCATCTTTCTCACCCCAAATGGGGAATAAGACCTGCATCTCCAACGCTTGGCTGGCTGTGAGAGACACGCTGTTCATCATCGCACGGGCAAAGGTCACTGCCTGCGCTTCCGGGGATTTAGCGATTGCCTTATCTGCTTTAGTTTGCAAGGCTGCCGTTGTTGTATGGATCATTTCAGGATAGCCTTTTACTATGATAGCTTCGACCTCCTCGGCTGTTTGGGCGGCATCGATACGGGATAGCAAGCCGTCTGTCACCTTGGCGCACTGCTCCGAATAGTCCGCTATTTCGTCAAGAGCAACCGTTAAGATATTCGAGGCGTACAGATGACCGCCTACTTCGACTTCTTCCTGCCGGCCACACTTGTCTTTCAGACGAAGCGTATCACCGGCATAGGCATCCTGTTCGTCGATGTAGTAATGATGGATGTCTTTGTCGTAGATTTCCTGCCGTTTGGCATCACGGGCACGCCAGAGCAGTTCTTCCGGTGTCGGTTCTGGTTCCGGAGCGGGCTGCATGTGCCAACACTCCAACGGGGTTGCATCCGGATGTTCGTTGTGGTACTGTTCCTGTTCTTCTGAGAGCGGAAGATAAGCCCCAACCTCATAATCGTCTATATCTGTACTTATGAGATAGGAATCAGGAAGTTTTACTTTCGTTTTCCAAAAATTAATGTCTTTATGAATGTATATCATATTGCTATTCTTAATTGTGATAATATAAACAAATTATACCCTGTCCTCCTTTTCCTCCTTTACGTGACAGACCACCACCTCCTCCGCCACCAGCTCCAATGCCACCATTTCCGCCATTCGTAGGATTGCTTGAGCCTGAATTTCCACCATTTCCACCTGATTCAAGACCTGCCGCCCCACCACCTGCTCCAGACCCATCCGAACCAGATCCGTTCGAGCCTTTCCCCGAAGTTCCACCTCCTCCAAATAGGCCAATAGGAATAAGTACATTGTTATATTTATATCCTGTACCACCTTGATAAGATTGACTATTTCCACCTTTATAACCGCCCATACCATCTGCATTACTTACACTGTTTCCACCGGTCATTCCTGACGATGAATTTCCATTACCCGACATAGATGCGCCTGAACCACCAGCATAACCGTAAGAACCATTCCAATAACCAGGAGAGCCTCCACCATTATTACAAATCGCGATATCGGAAGATGGGTTTTCTACCAACTTTGATAGAATGGTATATATACTGTCTGGTATTTTAGAGCCATTACCAAGCCCTCCTGCTCCCTCACTATTACCTCTTTGCCCTCCAGCACAGATTATCGTATCCCCGTTTATTTCAAGAGTTGTACTATCCCCATCAGTTTGTGCATTTACAGGCTTTGCAATTTTACAAGTCAAAGTTTTCGGTAGCAAAGAGATTTTTATATTACGAGCAAATGCTATTGTTCCAGAAGCTCCACCGCTACCACTGTTTGTGCCACCTCCGCCGCCACCTCCAACGATTAGCAAATCCACAAACTTATATTTTTTCTCTATTATATAATTCTGTTGGATACCTAAAGGACTTACCAGCTTTACCAATTTAGGCACTGTATTATATAGATTACCTGATATCAATCTACGTTTCATCTCTTCCTGTTTTGAATTATACCCTAACTACTATTATCCCGTGTTCTTTCTTCAAGGATACACCTGTCGGTTTCCCGTTCGGTAACGTTACACTTGATTCCTCGGACTGCCAGCCAGAACCATTAGGGACCGGTTGGTCAAAGTCCGACCCGGAACTGTTCAAGATCGACAGATAGAATTCCTGCATTTCCGGTACGCTGGCGATATCGGCAAAGTTGATCGCTTGCGGGGATTTGCTTGTGTATTTGAAGCGAAGGTTATACGGTGATGACGGAAGAGCCGCCAGAGACTCGACATCGACATACTCTTTCAACCTCAAAGAGTCCGATACCTTCGTTTTCTCTTCATTGCTGTAATTATTGTCGGTATGGACATAAGCAGCGTCCTTGACCGTATGGTCGTCATTCTGTAACTGGGATAGCCTTGTCGGAATCGCCTGCTGGACGTTTGTGATGCTCTGGTTCAGCCCGGCAATGATCCCTTGCAACGTCTGTGTGTCCTCTACGTTGGCAAGAAAAGCGATGATCTCGTTAAAGGACTCGATGGCACTCGATGCGTCACCCGAAACGAGCGTGTTGACCTGCTGCTGCAAGGCTGTCAGCGCGTTCCTGATTTCCGTGTCGTCGTAGCTTTCCCCGTCCTGTCCTTCGGCTACCACACCCGTATCCTCTTCGCCTATTTTCCAATGCTTGGTTTCCGGATCGATCGAAGGAACCGGGGCATCGTTTCCCCGAAGGTTCGGGGTGTCAAACTTACCTTCAGCCGTCGTGATCGTCAGGATATAGGTCGTGGCATCATTCGTTTTAACTGTGACCTTCACCTCCTGCATGACGGCCGGCAACTGGGCAAACGTATGAACGCCATCAGCCAGCTTCATGTTGAATTTACCGTTTTCCAAACGTTCAAATAACCAGACTGATGTAGGGTAGACGGTTGCGTTATCGGCCCATTCGGCGGTCGTCAGTTCGATCTGTTGATAAATAAATGCACCTTTCTTACTCATTGCTTAAATATCCTTGTTTTATCGTTCGTACTGATTCATTGTAATAATTGGCTCCTGTCAGATAAACATTACCGGGCAAGGCTGTACCGCTGCCGGATTCCTGCCACGAGGCTTTTCCCCCGGCAAGATCATAAAGCCGGTAGAATACATATTCGCCATCTTCCGCTACACGCACATCATCACCGATACGAAAATTGATGGTTGTACCGTCGGTATTGACATAGCTCAATGTATTTTCGTCCGGGATAGCCTCCAACGTCGGGATCTCCGGTTTGTTCTTGATATAATTGGGCGATTCCTTTCCTGAGAGCCAATCAGGGCGAATACCGGAAACGATCCCTTCTGCAGCCTCGGCGGCAGTGTTGGCCCGATCAGCTGCCTCATTGGCTTTTTGAATAGAAATCTCTGTACTTGTTTCCCGTTTGGTTTCTTGACTTTGACGAATTTCCTCCTGGTTCTGGCGAACCACTTCCGCCGCTTCCCGCTCTTCTTCTGATACTCCACGGACTATTTCAGCCGCTTCCCGTACGGCTTCGGCCTTGATACGTTGCTCTTCGGATAAAGTACGAAGCGATTCAGCCTCGACACGGACTGATTCCGACTCTTTGCGTATGCTCTCGGCCTTCGTCCTTTCAACTTCTGTTTCCGTTCTTGTCTGTTCCGCCCTTACCCGACTGGCTTCTACCTGAACGCGAGACGATTCAGATTCTATCCTTGCTGTTTCGGCTTCCTTGCGCAAGTTTTCAGATGTATTTCGCTCACTCTCACTTGTTTTGCGTATGGTTTCAGCTTCCTTACGGACCGTTTCCGATTCCTTGCGTTCTGTTTCGGCAGTTTGTCGCTCTGATTCATTGCTTCCGCGAAGAGCTTCCGCCTCGGTCCGTTTCGTCTCGGAATCCTTACGGGCAATCTCGGAAGTGGAACGTTCCTGCTCAGCAGCAACCCTTTCGATCTCCGCTTCTATACGTGCTGCTTCCGCCTTGATTCGCTCCGCCTCCTGTTCACAGACTTCCACGTTCGTTTGTTCGGTAGCCTCGGCGGCCGCATTGGCCCGGTCCGCCCCGGCATTGGCAACTTCGGCAGCTTCCAGTGCCGGAGCCTGGAACTCGGTCAGTACATCATCCGGCAATTCATGCCAAAGCTCTGCAATCTGGTCTTTCGTCAAGTCCGTAAAGTGCCAGCGAAGATCATCAATGGCAATTAACGACCGCCAGGACGTATCTTCCTCGCTCTTATATTTCCACTCCAAACCGGTGTCACCTTTGCGAAACTCCGGGGTTTCGCCCGCGTCACCTTTCAAATAGGACAATTGTATCAACGTCTTCCATTCGGACGGTTCGCCACCGGAAACACTCACCTTACGCCACTGGATGGCCGTTCGGTCCGCATCGACCTGGAACTCGACATCATGACCGTCCACACCTTTCAATATCTCAACGGCTACGCGGACCAGCTTGTAACTTGCTCCCAGGGATTGCAGGACGGGAAGTGACGTTATACCGGAAAGGCTCTTTACTTCCTCCCATTCGCCTGGATCCTTCGAATTGCTCGATATGAGCTTTTCGACCTCGACCGCGATCTTTCGTAAGTCTTCTATCGTGAGTGTCTTACCGTCCGATGTAATTATATCGCCTACTGCCATACGTGTTCCATTTTTTATTTAAAGTTCATTCCGCATCCGAAACCTGTACCGTCATTTGCTTCTTTTCCTGGAGCTTCTCTATCAGAATAGCAACAATACTTTTTTGTTCTTCACCCGTCAATGCATCCGGATCAGAAAGCGACAAGGTCAGACGTTTTCCTTCCGAGTAGTTCATATACCCTACCTGTTTGTCGTCCTTCTTTATGTAAGAGACAAACGAATGTTTGTTTTCCGAGAGGTCATGGGTTGCCATATATTCGGCCGACACATTACCGGATTGGACTGTTCCGTTTGATGTCAATACCTGTGTTTCCATATGCCTACTTTTTTTCTATCAGTTCTACAATCTGTCCATATCCCCCCGGATTGAGCACCGCAGCGGCCTGCTTAACCAAAGCTGCTTCCTCGGCCGTCAGCTCCACTACGCCTTTTGCCTTGGATATCTTGCAATACAATTCATAGGAGGCAAGCTTCTGTTTCGCGACCATCTCGGCATCCGACGACGGACGGATAAAATCCCCGCTGAAAAGAAGCAGGCTTACCGTTTCATCTATCATCTTGGCTTTTTCTTCCTCGCCTTTTCTTTCTTTTATCTCTTCCCCGTTCCAAGCTTTGAACGGCACATGCAAATTCAGTTTCATAAATTTCTATTTTTTTGAGATTAAAAATTATCTGTATTAAAATCAACCGAACGTGGCTTTGTACAAGCAACAGCTATGCCATTGTCAAATACAAACCAAGTATCGCTGTTATCTATTCTATAAGCCCCTTTTAAGCCCCCTCTCACATTCCCTTTCGGACTCTTGGTGAAATATCCATCTGAATAGATATAGCCATCAAACCAAGCAGCCCAAACAGTGTCTCCGGATGGGTAAGAAGGAGATTGTTTGCTAGAACCATAAATCGCTGCTGAACCGGGAGCACGTCCTATCGCTTTCACTCCAAAACGGCCTTGTGTGGACGCTCCAAATGCGACATCAACCAATCCGTCATTATTATTACCATAACCCATTTTTATAGTGCGGGATTTATCCCCGAAATAATCCAAACCTTCCCATACAAGACGATTATTTATTATCTTGAAAAGGCCAATCTGGCCACCGTTCGCCGTAATTGTCCCGCTAAACGTCCCGTTTTTGGCAGTCATATTTCCAGATCCGTCTATGCTGAAGCCACTATTAACAGTAGTATAACCTTCCAAATGTATCTGGTCTGCACCTATTGCGACCGTGCTTAACTGCTTGCCTACATATGTGGAAACATAAGCCTGAGTCACCAGCCCCCTATCGTTAACTTCTTCCGCAAAAAGCGAAGCGAATCCCGACTTGGTGATGAAACCAGAGGTCTTTACATATCGGTCCAAATTGTTCACGTCAGTCGTTACCGCCTCAATACTATCCGCCTGGATGTCGATCTGGCTTTGCAGTTGTTGTTTAAGACTGTTAGTCCCGTTTTGGTATTCTGAATAGGTCACACGGGCATTGATATCGTCCGCCATGATACTAAGCTGGCTGTCATAGCGGCTCGTGATCAATCCTTCGGAATCCTTGATCTGTTTCGTGGCCCATAGCTTGATCCGCTCCTCGCTCTGCTCTATGCCGGTGACAAGGTAGAGGAACGCGTCAGCCGCACTATCGTTACGGAGCGTCACGCCGTATATCAGTATTTCTCCTGTAAAAGCAATGTCGAAATCACCTTTCTCATCCCACATACCGGTATGGTAATAAAGGGTATAACCGCCCGAAGGAGGCAAACTTTCTTCTTTGTAAAGTTCCGATCCGGACACCCCGGCACGCAATGTACCTGCCCTTAATACCCGGTAATGGAAAGAGAAAGAATAGGTGTATTTTCCATCCTCGCTCGGATTGGAATGCATCGGGATATCCATTAGGTCGTTTGCCTGACCGACACTACTGTTCAGAATCCTCAAGACACGACGGTTTCCGTCACGGTACATACCAACATACGTTTCTTTATCCACATAGAAAGAGGACGGCAGCCAAAGCCATCCATCTTTGACTGGGATGTAATGCACCAGGCTCTTCGTATCCCAATAATAGGTGTTGGATGCAAACGAAGGGTTCCGGAGGATATTCCCCTTTTCCCCAGATATATCATTTCGTACACCCTCTATCTCGCTACGGAGCTTGCCTTCCATCACTTCGAATGTCTGCTCAATGGTGCTTCCGTCTTCCAGGTAATAGGTGCTATGCTGAAAGATACCACCATTAATATAGATGCCATGCCCTGTAAGGGTACGCCCGTTGACCGTCAGCCCCCCCAGATTCCCGATGCGGACCTTCGTATTGTCGGCTATGAGTTGCGGACTGGTTACTTCATCGAGCACATCTATATAAGGAGCATAATCGTCGGAAGAAGTCAAATAGATAAGCCCCTGGCGATTCTTCTCCTCAAGGTTACCCATACGGAACGCCACGTCACCTGCCTTTGGCACGCTCCCGCCCTCGATCACTTTAAGGTCGAACCTCTCCGATGTCACGTTTTCCACTTCGGCAAACAAGTAACGGATTCCACCTTTCCCGTCCCGTTGCTGGATACGAACAAGGTCACCATCCCGAAGATTCATGAACATTTCGCCCCCCATATCGTCCATCTCACAGCGATAACGACGTGTTCCGAGCGGAGTGACCGTCTTTATTTTGTTAAAATCTGACACGATATGGGAACCGTTCAGCCCCAACACTTGGGAATAAACCAGCTCGTAGACTTTAAATGTCTTCCGCACCGTCCAGTTGTCCACCGTACCGGAAGCTGTAGGCGAATCAATACGCCAGCCATAACCGAACATACCGGAAGCAAAATCACGGCTGCCTATGGAGTTACCTATAATTGCATCCGAACGGATCACAGCCGATTCACCTTCAATACCACCATCAGCCGTAATTTTCCAACCATTTCCCCCTTCAATACCGGTCAAAAAGTCAGGTGAACCGATACTTTCATGAAATCGGATGTTTCCTAATGCGTAATCGTCTATATCTTTACGGATAAACATGCCATCCATTTCTATAATGGCACCACGTATAGCGTCTTCTATCTCCTTCAGTGCCCGAAGTGCCGTAAAAGCATTCGTATCCGATGGCCGGATATCATCGTTCAGCTTTATATGATAAATACCACTACCACCAGTCCCCGGAGTACCGATACTCGCGATTACTTCTGGCTTAATTTTAAGTATAAGATTATCATTTTCAACCTCATACAACAAATCACCCTTATCTTCATCTAACTGATATCTCATTGTATTTTCGGAAGGACTTGAACTGCTATTTTCAACATTTGCTCAGCGACATTAGGCATCTCGAATATATTATATACCAAATAAGCACAAGCGTAACAAATCGCGAGCATTAATGATTCACCGTAATTCGAAAGACTATCATCAGATGAGTCCGTCATGCTTTTTACATAATTGAAATATTGTAATTCACCGGATGGAAAACATTCTATACACAGCCCTGTCCTATTATGAGCAAAAACGCATGAAGGTTTATTTACACCACTTCGGGTAACGGCATTGTGTTGAATCTTATAGTCTTCACTTCCAAATGGAGAAATTCTCTGAACCTCTCTTTTCCATCCCGAAAGACGCAGAGACACAAAACGTAAAAAATCTTGCGGTAAAGGAATTACCGTACAACCTTCACTACTTGTTCCGCCAGATGTCATATTTCCGGTGTTCAACAAAGCAATAGAGACATTTTCATCCTGTGCTATGAGATTTATAGCATCAGGTATAACAGATTCTATATACTCTGCCAGCTTTACTGTATCTTCTGATAACAATGAGAGATTTTCTTCCTCACCTATCTCATTCATTATCGCTCTGGTTTTATCTATTATACCCTGCTTTGTCATGATTATCTCATATTAGGGAATGATACACTCTTTTTCTTGGCCGCTTCTTTTACATCCTGTTTACTCTTCAGAGAATCTAACTGGACACCATGCTTGGTGACTAACACGTTTATAGCATCCTGAACACGCGTAATGTAATTATACTCTTTTACCTTACCGTTGCTTGCTACTCTCTCTTTAAACTGCATAGGCGAAATTACTTCAAGAAAGAAAAGCTCACCATACCTTGGGTCTGACTCTATTGCATCTTGCAACCGTTTGTCAGAAGTTACAAATCTCGCAGATACCCGTGATACCCCAGATGGAACACCTCCTGTAAATTCAATACGTCTTGGAATACCACCTACATTAATAATCGTCGAAAGTTCGGCAGACGATGTACCATATATTTTCTTATACATAACCTTATCTCTATCTAAAAAGGGAGAATCTAAAAAATGCAGAATCCCCCTTTTCTAATTAAACATTAATTATCAGGCTCCGATATAGACATCTCCATCATACTTTACCCATTTTGTCCCATTCCACTGAGCCAACATACCGGCCTTCAACTCATCGTTGGTTCCAGTCGATGCGACATCCTTCTTCAAGTACAGGATAGCGCCTTCCTTATTTCCCTCACTTGGCAAAGTCGCACCATCATTTGTTTTTGCCTTTACAAGATCTGGTTCCGCATCATTGAAACCGGACGTGTTCGGCTTGATCAGCAGATGACTGTATCCTTTCAACGTTAAACAGTCTGTCTGAATCGTAACATTGCGTTCAGCAGCTTCGCCCTGCGTTTCCATATTGATATTCCGTCGCTCCTCCTCCATTTTGTAGAGAACCAACATATCAAGATCAAGACAAATACCGATCTCCGACAAACCAACTTCGTCCAGAATAGGCAAATGGACAACATTCATCGTTCCGAAAGAGCTTTCGAAGGCTTGGAATTTGATACCCCATTTCTCTCTGGATTTCACGTTAATATCTTTCGTCAACGTGTAATCGACTTTCATCATATCTTCCAACAAATCCTTGCCGACACCTACAAAGGCTTCCTTGCTTCCGTTGTTACCGGTAAATTTCATTTTGGTAATACCGATAAAATCCGCAAAGCTGAACTTACCTTTCGTATATTCATAGTGTTTCTTGATGGACCACATGATACCCTCCTGAAAATACACGTTTTCAATTCCACGATTCGGATATTGCGCATCCTTGATCGCGATCTTACCCTTGATACCCAGCAAATAGGACACTTCGCATTTGCGACGGAATTCCCAAAGGTCATTTTCCATCACATCTTCCTTATCCCAGGCCACCTTTTTCTTTACATTCTCAAAATATTCGGTAAACTTGGTGTTGGACATCTTCCGCTGCATATAGACTTCGCGAGGCGTAGGCGCCTGATTGGTCGGAGGACAGAACAACTGGCTTTCGCTGCCGGCCTTGGCCATACAATACAAGGCCGTGCCCTCCGGAATAGAAGGGACATAACATTCCACGTCTGCCGGGTTTTGCTTTTTCCCATTAATGGCTACAACTACTGGAAGCCCCGACGAAGCATCCAGTGCCACAACATAAAGCATCAGATCCACACCGGGAGTGACCGTCGAACCGTCGCTTGCATAACCGTCCACTCCACGAACGTTGATTGTGTCATATACGTTAAACACACTGCCGTCCGCTGCATCAATAGGCAATGCTACACGTTTTTTACTTGCAGACTCCGTATGTTCAGCGTTCGTGATACAAGTGATACGGGAAGCATCGATATTATAATGCTTGACAACATAATTCGTTTTTCTCTTTTTCTTTGCCGCTTTTCGGGCAATCGTGTCAATCGGAAAAAAATCAGGACGGAATTTCGCAATATCCTCGTCTATGTCTTCAGCTATGATATCGCCCGTTTCACCACCTCTTTCCAAAGTGGTCACAGAAGTATCCTGCCCTCCTAACTGTGTTTGCAAACCCTCATGGCCTTCCGTAGCCGTACCCCCTTCTGGTGCTGGCGGAGCAACAGTCACCCCTTCAGCCATAAGGACAGATGCATCTCCAAACGCAATCCCAAGAATCATTAACACCAAGGATAAAATAAATCTCTTTTCGTTTCTCACATAATTTACAAATTTTCCCATCGCTTTACTTATTAAAAATTGATTAATCATTCCATACGCTCGACTTGTAAGAAGGCTTTTTTTCGGCACGTTTAACCGTTGAAGCGGTGCTTGCCCCTAATCTTGGCAATCCGTCACCGGCATTATCCTTTCTCATCCTGTCAATCTTTTGATTTCTCCCTGCAACAACACCAGACTGAAAGGATTCTTCAATATCTGTCTTATAATTCATGGCATTGTACAACATTTCCAACAGTTCGGTAGTGTAGTTCCCTTTGAAAATGGGCTCAAGTATCCGGCTGTAGGCACTGTCAAGAAATTCATCGATATCGATTTTTCTGGATGTGGCAAATTCATCCAGAACCGGTAAACTTGCTTCAATATTTACATCGTATTCCTCTTTGCTTTTACGCATGGATTCCAATTCCTCCATACGCTCTTTCTCGGCATTCTGCAAATCATTCCACTCGTCCGAACCTTCTTCTGCTCCCAAAATATCCTTTCCGAAATATCGTACAAGAGCCGAAGTTGCCCCCCTTTTGCCGCCAGCCATGTCCGAAAGGACTTGTGCAAGGCGCGGATCTTTTGAAAGTATTTCGGTCATGCGCTCCTGTGATTCGTCATTCTTTTGCCGATAATCAAGCATGTCAGAATAAACAGAGTCTTCGTCTTCACCGTAAGACTCTCCCATACGAGAACGCATATAATCCAAATAAACCTGTTTCTTGGAAGGTTTATTTGTCGCCCCTGAAGATTCCACAGGTACTTTTTCTTCTTCGTTTCCTACATTATTATCCATGAAATAATATTTAAAGTATTACTTTAGCAAAGTAAAGACATTATTTTGTGGTTTAATATGTTATAATGTTATATATTTGAGCCATTATAACAAACCAAAGCATTTTTTCATGGCAAAAACAGAGAACTGGCAAAAAAAAGATGATGTATTTAAGGCATACGAAAGGGCAATAAAAGAATTGGGGGATGTCGCACGCCGGGTTCCCAAAAATACGATCATAGAAAAAGCGATGTCTTATCCGGCTCCAAGGTATTACATCACCTTAGAAGTCGCTATCAGAAACATATCGCTTATGTATAGAGGGATACAACCGGACATGTACAACCCCATGAAAATAGACATGTACGACAGTATTTTCAGGAAATTTGTTGCAAAAGGGCTAAAATATCCGGGATATAGCTATTTGGAAACCATCATCAATAATGAAGCTCCTTCTTTCTATATCGAAAAAAGGCAATTTGTACGCATTATTAATGACAAATTAAAAAGAAAATGATCCTGGTATTCATATTTATCCTTTTTTATTCCCTATCACGGTACTACGATCTAAGCGATTACGGACTGTCCTCCGGATTCCGATATTGGCAACTGATTGCATACAATTTCATACATCTGACCTTTATGCACATGTTCTTCAATTCAATCGGATACCTGATATATAAGCCGGTGATTGCAGAATATTATGGACGCAAAGCCCCAATTATAGTAATACCAATATCTGTAATCCTGTCTTCTGCAATCTTTTGCTCTGAAAAACCGACATTCGGCGCATCAACCATCATATTTTCCATGATCGGCATGTATTTAAGCAAGATATGGCAAGATGGACATTCGAAGCGACAGAAATATACAATCATGCTGCTTATAATGTTAATAATGCAGTCAATATTCGGCTATAATGTCATTAATTGGAAAATACACATTTCAGCTTTAGCAATCTCATTCATTTTATCTCGATTATGCACGACATTCACAATGATTTCGAGATCGAAAATATCTTGGAAGAAAACAGAAAAAGACACGAAATAATAAACGCACCATACAATCCAGTCACCGGTCTTGGCGCCGTAGGGGAACGAAAAAAGATTTCAATAAAAGACTCCCCTATTGGCGATATGTATTTACCGGTTGAATTGATAAAAGAAAACCTGTTTATCCGTAGACTCGCCAAATACGGATTCAAAGGATATATTATCCGATTTATTAAAGAAGTGGAGTATTCCGAAGAAGCCCTAAACCAGCTTTGGATTGAATTTATAAAATATCGGATAATATACGATTTTGAATACTGGGCCTATTCATTCATCTTTATAAAAGATAAAGTGAGCCCAAAAGATATCCCATTTAAACTAAACCGTGCGCAAAGAAGAGTACTGAATAAACTTGAAAAACTACGAAAGGCCGGAAAGCCTATCAAGTTTATCCTCTTAAAAGCACGACAGTGGGGAGGATCAACACTCGTCCAAATTTATATGCTTTGGATAATGCTCGTACACCGTCGAAACTGGAATACCGTCATTTGTGGAGATGTGGAAACACAGTCAAGAAACGTTCGGGCAATGATCACAAAGGCTTTAAACAAATACCCTTCTTATCTGCTTGGAGAAACGGTTAAATTCACACCCTTTGAAGGTTCAAGCAAAAACAAAGTCATTCAAAACACAAATTGTGTTGTCTCGATCGGATCTTTCCAAAAACCCGATACACTTCGAAGCGGTGACATATCAGGAGCTCACCTAACCGAAATTGGACTTTGGAGAGCTACACCAGGCAAAAAGCCGGAGGACCTTATCCAGTCTATATCCGGTTCCATTTATGATACAGCATATACGATTTTAGGGTTGGAAAGTACGGCAAAAGGCGTTGGTAATTTTTTTCATCGTACATGGCAACAGGCTGTCAAAGGTAAAAATAACCTGCTCCCCATTTTTGTAGCATGGTTTGATATTGATATTTATTCAATCCCTATTGATAACCACGAAGAGTTTATCCATTCTATGGACGAATACGAATGGGACCTTTGGAAACTGGGAGCTACACTGGAAGCTATTGCTTGGTATAGAGAAAAAAAGAAAGACATGAAAGATATTTGGCGTATGAATTCTGAATATCCAAGCACTCCAACAGAAGCCTTTCAATCTACCGGCCGACGACGTTTCCGGCTTTCAGACACGCTCAAACTACGCGAAACTTGCATCGATCCTATTTTTCATGGTGAAATTTCAGGTTCGGAAGAAACGGGTGTAGAAAGCCTTCAGAATCTTCGGTTGTCAAAAGAAGAAATAGGCTGCTTGTCCATTTGGAAAATGCCGGATAAATCAAAACGATATCGAAATCGTTATATTGTCGTTATGGATGTAGGGGGAGTTTCAGATGAAGCCGACTACACGGATATCACCGTCTTTGATCGCTATTGGATGATGGACGGAGGCATCCCGGAAGTGGTAGCCGAATGGCACGGCCATATCGACCATGATAAAGGCGCTTGGAAGGCTGTACAGATGGCAACATTTTATGCTGACGAGGAGGATGCTATGGTTGTAATAGAAAGTAACACGCTTGAAACAGAAGGCACGGAAGGCAATAATTTCGAATACATCTTAGACGAGATAGCAGGGCATTACTCCAATCTCTACTGTCGCACCCCGGCCGACCAAATCAGACAAGGCGCCCCAGCAAAATGGGGATTTCACACCAACACATCAACCAAGCCTATGGTTATCTCCCATCAAGCAAAAGCAATACGGGATTCTTTATACATCGAAAGATGCGAGGAAGCCGTAGACGAACACGACACATTTGAAATCAAAGAAGATGGTAAAACAATGGGAGCTGTTGAAGGAATGCATGATGACAGACTCATGACTCGTGCTATCGGCGTATGGATCTGCTATCGGATAGGTCTTCCATTTGCCGTAAATACCCCAATAGCTACACCAACCCGTAAAGTCATATCGGAAGCTACAATATGAAACGAGGCAAGATCGGAAATGATCTTGCCTCGTTATTTAAAATTATGCCCGGATTTGACCTATGACCTCAGAAGGAATTCCCTGAAGTTGCGCCATACGACCTTCCTCTTGGGCCTGCAACATCTCCGCTTCATCCCGCTTAATACTTTCCAAGATACGTTCAGCAAACGGAAGCGACGAATTTTCAAGCAATTGCTTGACATTTATTGCCTGATTTTTGTAAAGCTCCATCAAGAACTCATTCATCACCATTTGATAAACCGGAGTATTAGAACCTTCCGTAATATAGACATCTATTTCTGAATCTTGCACCTTTTCCGGATCATACCATTTACTTTCTTTCGAATAGTCCGATCCGGCAAGGTCTATATATCGAGCAGAAGTATAAAATTGCTGAATCGTCTTCATTACTTTATTGTCTCGCTTCTTTTGAAAATTACGAAAAGAATCAAGCAAGCCTTTAACATTCATACTTGAATTCTGAACCTGCTGGGCATAAAGCGAAGATGGCGTATTAGAAGATGGCGTTTGGCCTTGCATTGCAGAATTTACACCAGAAATATCATTGATAAGTTTCAATTGTAAGTTCAATAGTTCGTAATCTCCGGCAACAGCCGCAGATCCGTTATATTGATGAACGATATTCTGTATATTCTGGCCCTGTTTAAGACGAACAAAAAGCACACCATTATAACGCACATATTCATCTACAATCTGCTCCCGGCTCATTCCCTGAAAAGCATCTTCATCCACAATGAGAAGTCCTTTCGCAGTAGACGAACGAATAAAATCGATCATCGTAAGCGTCCGGTTTATGTACTTTTGCTGATCAATAAAGTCATCAACAAAATTAAAGACTTTACCATTGACAAACGGATAAATGTTCAATATGTAATTATGCTCTTTATGCCAGTAAGGTGAACGCCCTTCCTGTAACACATCTCCGAACGGAGTCATGTAACGATAGTACCAATATTGCTCAATTGAATAGGTATATTCCACAAGAAGCACATCTTCCGGGTCCATGCCGTTAGCTAACGCTTCTTCCATACGCTGCTTATTTAAAACATCTATCGATTTTCTGTCGGAAAGATTGGAATACCACCATTCCCCACTCAATAGGTCACGGCAAAAAAGTGCTTCCCGACTTTCCTTTTTCCAAACAAGAATCACCCGGCAAAGATCTGGACGGGACGGCATATAAAAATCCATATTTTTGTTCTGGTCCCCTTGTAATCCAAACGAATCAGCCCAGGTAGCCCCGTTATGATCACCGTAAATCCGATAAATATCATCACAGGTTGTTTTATCACGGGCAAATGCGGCCACAATATCCGAAAGAGTCATATCATACATTTCCCCGATAATACGAAGATCCCATGTCCGAGGATCTTCTATATCCGTGTTGAAGAATAACCGATAAGTATTGGTTGGATAAACCCACACATCCAAATTTTGTTTAGCCGGATTCATGCCGTACTCTACCCGTTGGGCACATAACCCTGAAAGCATAAGATTCGTCAAACTTGCAGCATCCATTTCCGTCGTTTCGTTGATCTGATGGCAATACTCAATTGCAATGCTCATCATTTCTCCAATCTTACTTTCCCTTTTGTCCCTAACAACACAAACGGGCTTCGTTTGGTTATTTCGGAATTGTCCGTCGATATTTTTCAAAATCGGGCGAATGACATTGTTTTTCAAAGGCACTTTACCCTGCGATCGAATATATGCACTTTCTGTCACTTTCTTCCCACTTGCTGGATCAATAACAAGATCGCCCCATTGATCTTCAAATCCATACATCTGGGAACGTGCAGCCTTCTTGCGAACCTCACTAAGTCCCCACCAAGCATTTTCAGCCTCTTTCAGCACATCTGTAGCCTTTGTCAAACTAATAGCTGACCGGGTGCGACCACCCCGCTCCACTCCCGGTTTCAATCTACGGTTATAAAACTTTCTATTCATCTCCTATTTTGTCTAATTCGTTAATCATCATTTCTTTTGTCTTTCTCGCCTGTTCGTAAAGAGCTTTCTTTTCTTCTCCATCCATCAAGCGGGCCATATCATACATACTTTCAATCGCTTTTTTATAAAAGCTGGTCGTTTGATAACGTCGGTATGCACGACTATTGGCAAAGGATTTGTAATTACCCGACAGGTCCTTACCTCCTTCGAGCCCTTTACGGTACATCCTATCCCTACTCTGCATCTCTTCAAAGTCTTTCACGTAATGGTTATAGCGTTCGTTTGTATAATTACGCGGAACCATATTTTCTGTGTCATAGGTCAGCCCGCTCACAACTGGGATATTCCTAAGCTGCACATCTCCGGTTACTGCGCCTTCCACCGTTTTGTAACATTGAGCAATGGCTTTACCTACGCCACCTAAGTACTGTTCGAAAAGGTACTCTACGGCAGAAGGATTCAAAAGAGCATAATCCAATTTTCCTTTAGAGGCATAATCACCTCCCGACAGACTATTCAGCCGTTCGGAGGCTTTGATTATCGCTTTGCTGGTTCCAGTCGTTACCTTATGATATTCTGGAACATACTTATTAAACTCGTTGCGCCCCGTGATCCGTTTCCCGAAGTAGTTTTCATTGAAGAGATACGCCTCCGTAATTGGAGATATCATGTCCGGGGTAAATGTACGAGTGGCAGCTTCGACAAGATTGTCTGTCGCATTCGACTCAATACTAAGTGGAAGCACATCCATTAATTTACCCATGACATCCGATGTAAAGTCACGCCCCTTATATTCGCCTCTTGTATACTGTGCCGACATATCACCAAGCCCGAACAGCATTCGAAGCTCAACAGGAAGAGGTAAGAGTACATATTTCCCCGGTGCACCCATTATAGGCAGGATCAAATTATTCTGCCGTACATAATCTGGGATATCGTTATACTCGTCATCATCTCCGAAAAGCATTTTAGACAAAGTACTAACGGCAAATCCAAGCGTCGCCCACATAGCAATAGCCGCACCTGCTCGTACGGGATTATGCTTTGCCGCATGAGCAAAATTATGCGTTCCTTGTATAGCCGCATTAAAGAAATGAAAGAAGTTCTGCATATAAACCGCACCCATCGCACCGCTACCTCGTCGATTGAAGTTTACCGACACTTCTTTTGCTGCGTTGATACTTTGTAGTTCTGTCATTCCAGATTCTTTTGCTGTAAGATAAGTCGTAAAGCGTCCACCGTTTTCTACCACACCGTTCACCATTTCGAAGTATCCCCCAAGCACATTGAACACATCTTTGACACGGACACGGCCACCCGCGTTTCTATTCAACAGACGTTCCACCTCTTTCTTGTACTTATCATAACCGAATGTCGCCACGTATCCGGTCTTGCCGCCACCACGAAGAAACGCTTCGTATTCCAAATCAGTCCTTCCCCCTATTTCTACTTTGGCGATACGCCAAAGGGCCAGAGGATAGTTTTTAAGGAACCTTCCTTCGTAAGCTGCTCCATATTTTACAAAATTCATCGTGTTGGCATAGAAAAAATCACGTGCAAAGTTGCGGAGGATGAAATTAATATTGCGCGAAGTGTAATTCTGCATCATGAATTTACGCACATTGTTCAATCCTTTCAGAACCACATTATCAAGACTCGCTCTATTAATGCCATTGACTGCTTGAGAAACGACTGGATTCCCATTGATGTAAACCAATAGGTCACGTCCACCTTCTTTTACTCTGACGACATGCTGCTGCTCTTGCCAATCTTTGATCGGCACACCAAGGTTCAATACTTCCTGTTGCGTCTTAGCCTCACCTTTCTCCTGCAGTTCCTTCATCTTTTCCTCGAAATCATTAATGATACTTGCATTCGTTTCGGCATCCTCTGTCAATCCGGTTGCGGACACTGGCTCCCAAAGAGTACGACCTTCGGTATCAACACCGCTCTTTACATACCATTGTCTGGAAACGCTTGCCATGCCGGTCTTACTATTTCGGACCAAATTAGCAAAGCGAAGTTTCACAAGATTTTTATAACCCATCATTGTCGCGCTTTCGTAGTCGCTTGCAATATTCGCCAAGATGTCACCTGCCATAGAAGTACGCCCTTTTGCCTTTTTGATCGGATTGGAAACTATATCACGGTTACTATCTATATAGTCCCAGATATCGCCTGCAGTCGTTTCCTCCCACTCTTTCAAAGGAACGTAATATTCATATTTACCAGAAATACGATCACGGGATTCACGGCTGATCAGATTGCATTGATACATCTTCTCCAACGTGGCGCGGGTTGCTTTCCCTACTGCCTCCCAAAGTTTCTTCGTATCATTCTCCTTTTCAAACTCTTCGACAAACCGGCGAACAATATCTTCATCCATACCCTTTGTCTCCGCAGATAAGGCTTTTGTTATGGCGGTCAGCCCGGCAAAGTCCTTATTACCGATCGATTCAATAAGTTCGGGAGATGGCTGTTCTACTGATGCAAGTGCCTCACGACGCATTACTTCGTTACGTTCCAAACCGTGCTTTGCCTTCATGTAAAGATCAACCTTGCGTCGTTTATCCTTGTCTATATTCTTGCCATCTCTGGATAAGCGGGCAACCTCGTTCACTAAGGCGGCAAATTCATTCGCTTTGAAATGGTTCACATCATATTCTGCCCGTCCCTGCGTCGTATTCTCGTAGATATAGGCATCCTCATAATCTTTTACTTTGTGTCCCGTCTCTTTCTCTACAGCCTTTTGAAAGTCACGGATGTGAATCTTCTGGTCTTGGTAGCCTTCACGGAAACGCTTGTAGAATTCACGTGTCATAGCGGAAAAACTTCTCGCACCTTCCGATACTGCACCAATGGTCCGTATCATTGTTCTTCTGTCTTCCGATGGAGTATTAAGTATTGTCCCGCCATGCACCAAGGGATCACGGAACAACAATGTATCACGCATATTTCCATCTTTGGCCACTTTATGAATGATCGTAACAAGTGAATCACCTTTTTCAAGACGGTTCTTACTCTTCCATAACATATAAGCAATATCTTCATCCCGCATACGCAAATCGATTCCCAACGACCGGAAAAATCCGCGGATGGCCGATTTTATCTTTTGCCAAATGGACGGCTCGGATACACCATTTTCTGCAACAGAAGCCAAATACTCTTCCGTCGCGATCCTGAAGTCTCCCCCATAGCGGGAAAGTCCGGCACGGGTAACCTTACGGCGCACATCTTCCGGTAGGTTGCGATAGACAGAATCCATCATGTCGTCAAACTTTTCTCCTAATAGTCCGCGAAGCCCTTTATGCGCAACGACCTCGTGTAAAACGGTCGCTTGTGCGTCGGCGATGTTTTCAGCATTGGGCAAAACCAAATATACTTCGCCAGTTTCCATATCATACCAACCTTTGGACCCTCGTTTCTTCCGTTGAGTATCTTTGTCCTCGTCCGTGATATCGTTTATATCCCGGATGATGTGTATCGGAATATGTAGGCTACTTGCCAATTCATCAATGGCTGCCACCTGTGAAAACTTAGACGAGGTTTCCATTAAAGAATCGGAAGCACTGCGGAAGCGGACATTCTTATCGTCTTTACGATTGATATGAGACTGCGCTTCATCCTCTTCTCCGATATTAACGATATCGGTAGCAGTTTCAACAGTTTTATCCATTTCTGCATACTTGGCCTCCTTTTCCTGCAGCTCTTTTTTCATCAGTTCGGCATACTCTTCAAACTGTTTTTTCGCCTGCACCAGTTCATCCTTATATTCGAAAGGCTTACCTTCTCTCGACAAAAGCTGTTCCAATTCAGCCTCGTTATGCTTTTTACTATTCTTAGCAACTTCCAACCTGTTGGCATCATCTTTACCCGTAATCACATTCTTTACAATGTCTTCAATAGCATTTCGTAGTAACGATTGCTTCACAGGCACTGCCTCTAAATCAAGTTCGGGACAGGAATAGTACATTTTACGATGTACTTCTACAAACAAAGCACCACCGTCCCGATTCATTTCCTTTTGCAAAAAGGTTTTTACTTTAAAAGTGAAATTGCTAATCTGCACGGTTAATTCTCGTGTCTGATCACCGGCAATATCACCATCTTTTATCTTCTTGGCATCCGCAAGTATACTTTTATTATATTCTTTGAAAAAATCATCCATGCCTTCAACGGCCGTAAAATGATTTTTTCCAATAACAATCTCTTTGAACTTACCATCGGGAAATGAAGATCGAATATCAGCTAACAATTTGCTGTGTTTCTCAATACGTGCATCTGCGTCTTTAATCAAGCCTTTTAATCTTGGTTTAGCATTATGGATATAGGTTTGATCGGCTTCCCATTGCTTTTTTCTACTTTCATATTTGCGTACATTCTTTTCCGCATTATTTTTCAACATCGCATATTCACTTCCAGAGAGTTGGGCTATAGTATCACCGAACACATCCTCTTCCTCTTCAAGCACACGATTGGACATACTGTTTGTCATTACCTGTTTACCGTTCATGATGCTGTCGGCAATGGCTCCTTTCGTTTTCAAACGTTGGTATGCGGTAACATCCAAACTGTCCTCAACTCCAAAACGCAAGATGCGTACAGGCTTACCCATATCTTTGTGCAAGTTACCTTGTCGCAAGATACGCCCATTGCGTTGGGTATAGTCCATAGGACGGTTGGGCGCATCCAAATGTATCAGTGTATGCAAGCGCTCCTGAATGTTCACGCCCGTACCAAGCGTAAAGGTCGAACCGAGAATCACGCGAACCTCGCCACGGTTTACCTTTTCAAAGATTTCAAGTTTCTTTTTGACGGTCATTCCCGACCTCATTATTACAATCTCATCAGCAGGAACACCCTCTGCAATCAATTTGTCTCTAATGTCATCGTACAGGTTGAAACCGCTCTGCTTGTTTTGGTAATTGTCGGCAAAGATGGCAACCGTACCTTTGTAGTCGGCTGTTTCTTTCAGTGAGCGCAAAGTCTGGCGTACGGCTTCGTTGGTCTTGCTGTTCGGATCGTCCTCCGTATCGGACAGAACCAGTCGGGCATCCACGGCTGCGGCTTTGGCAATACCGTACATCGTAAGAGGAATATGGCTATTCTCTTTCTTTTCCTTGCCACTCATCTGCTCATACTGTTCAAGTTCGTTCTTTACGAACTTCATAATGCTACGCAATGCACGTGTCTGTGGCAGATAAAGATCTTGTGCCTTTCCTCCTTCCATTTCGGGAATCTTGTCCTTTACTCCACCGGCTTCTTTAGTCAGGACGGTATCGGACACTCCCGACCATATACGCACCAGTTCAGGAAGATTGACATATCCGGCGAAACGGTTGTTCTCTTTAAATTTTCCGCTTGTGGTAAACTCCAACATTTGCTGAATGTTACCGAAGTTGCGCACAAAGTCATCAAAGTAATAGATACCGTACTCTTTCATCGTGTCAGCCGGCATGAGATAGCGCATAAATGTCCAAATTTCTGCAGCGGTGTTGCTAATGGGTGTACCAGTGGCGAATATTACGTTCCGTCCGTTGTTCTTTTCCAAAATGGCTTGTGTTTTCAGAAATACGCCTTGCGACTTCTTACTGTATGACGGGTCCACGCCTTTAACTCCGCGTTGCATGGCAGTGGCAAATCCGAGATGCTTATACTCGTGCGCTTCATCTACAAGCAGAGCATCAATGTTCATGTCGTCAAAGTTTTCCACATCGTCAGTCCGACGATCAAGCATTTCCATAGCTTTAACCTCTGCATTCTGCAAGGCTATTGCACGTTTCTTTTCATCGTTGGCAGTACGTTTTTTTGAAGCATTATTTGTAAGTTCGACAAGTTGTTCCTCTAACAATTCAATTTCCCGTTCAGCCTGTCGAGTAATCATGCTCTTTCCGTCTGGATCTTCCTCTTTCATCTTTTCAAGAATAAGCATCTTCTCCTCAATCTTGTCCTGCACGAAAGCCATTTCCCTTTCCTCGCTGTCAGGGATAAATTCAAAGGTCGATTGGGGAACGACAATCATGTCCCAATCGTTGTAGCGTATCTTGGCATAGAAGTTCTTTCTGCCTTCTGCATTACGGTCTGCTTCTTCAAGTGTCAGTATCTTGGCATTGGGGTACAGTTCTTTTGCACTCGCAACAAATTGTCCAACGGTAGCGTTCTGTACTACAATCATCGGTTTGCGTGCAGTCCCTAAACGGCGCATTTCCATAGCGGTGGAGATTAGAGTAAAGGTTTTTCCAGTTCCAACCTCATGGGCAAGCAACAAAGGCTGTTGTGTGCCTCTAACAATGGCTCTGCCTTGATGCGGGCGCATCTTGAACTCATGAGAAGCACCACCGAAATATTCTGGCACAAACTCATCGGGTACGCTCATCGGCACAAAGTTGTTGAACGTGTCATTATAGATACGTTCAATTAATGCAGACATTTTCGGATCACTTTGCATCTTCTGCCTTGCCCAATCTTTGAAGTCCTGACGAATTTCGTCAATCTTGGCAGCGCATGCCTGTGTCGCTTCCTTGTCGGTGATGGTCTCGGTTGTGCCGTTATAATGCTTCTTGGTAGTGGAAACCGTGATGCTCTTATTCTGAATGGCGGCTTCTATGAGGGTGTGTCCCATAATGGTTCGACCGAGCATTTCACTGGTTACACCCATTGCGCGGTTCTTTTCATAGTTAGTAAAGTATGGTTCTTTCATAAACCAAGTACCACCAACAGCTGTAAACCGTACGTCAACCTCCGTGCGTTCTTTTACGAAATCCTCATATAGTTTCGGATCAATCCAAGAGCTTCCGAGGGTAAAATCAATCAAATGCGCAGGAATTTCCATAGGCATAACCTCCTGCAATGCCCTGATGTTACGGTCAAATTTCCCATTCTCGTTGTTTTCCTTTGCTTGACGGAGTTTTTCGCGGATATTTCCACTCAAGTACTGATACGATGCTTCCATCTGCCGGGTTACAGGGTTCTCGAAGCCATAACCACTTTCGATTATTTCATTCTTCACATCCTCGATACCTGTACCAAGTTGTTCCGCGATGTATGGTACATCAACACGACCGAATTTGAAGATACTTGCAATAATACCGTCCTTGATATTGGTTGGAGTAGGCTCTTTCTCTTTTTCAACAACACGCTTGCTAAATATATCGGTCTTGTCAAATTTCTGTACCCGGTTCCCTTTTTCATCTGCCGTTTCTTCAAACTTTTCAAGAGCGAACACATTGGCATAGTCCACATCATTACGGAGGAATGCAATGGCTGTGTTCTTGTTGAAGTGTCCGTATGTGGAAACAAAATCATCGTATGCCTTGTTGAGTTTGTCAAGCAAGGGCTTCAGTCCCTCATCACTTTCGTTCTCGGTCTGATAGGAAAGGACCTCTGCAAGGGCGTCCTTGATGGCGGTGTACGCCTCGAAGCATTCCACTTTCGTATGTCCTTTTACCTTATTGGCATTCACATCGAGAGGTTGTGCGCTTGCGGTTGAGTTGATGTACAGCTTTCCGTCTTTAACAAACACTTCGCCAATCTTCTTGCCGGGCATTGCATCAGTGACAAGTTCTGTGCTGCGTTCGCCAAATTCCTCTGCACTGAATGAACGGACAAACTCCGATAACATATCTTCCTGCTTCTTGTCCTGCTTAGGGTATAAACCCTTGCTTGTCGGGCGGAAAGTGTCGCCTTTCTCAAATGCAAAGTGCATTTCACCTGCCATATTTTCGGGATGTTCAATGAAATATCGGTTGTAGTCCATCGAAAGTTGCTTGATGACAGGCGTTTCCTTGCCCTTGACCTTGCGTGTTTCCCCAGTGTCGTACTCCGTCATACGTTCTCCGCTCACATCGCTTACATCAATGGCATGGACAGACTTCTGTCCGTTCACACGCTTGCGAATAACAACGATGTCAGAGGTTACTCCGGTGCCGCCGAAAGTCTTGTTGTGCATACGGAAAGCACCCACGAAGTCTGAACCTCCCTCGCTCACAATCCAGTCACGGAGTTTCTTGCTGTTGTCAAGCGTACCGTTGGACGTGATAAAAATGCCTAAACCGCCCTCACGCAGTTTGCGCACATTCTTTGCTATACAGAAATCGTGTATATTGTGGAATTTCTTCGACAAGTCTTTGTCACCCGTGATATCGTTTACACGGAGTCCGGTAACGAACGGAACATTGGTAATAGCCAAATCCACACTGCCGTTAGGTATGCGTGTCTGCTCAAAGCCCTGTATTTCCACTTTGGCATCAGGATAAAGGAGCGAGAGAATACCGCCTGAAGTTCCGTCAATCTCTATGGCATGGATATCGCTACGCTCACTGATGTTTGTAGGCATCTGTCCCAAGATATTGCCGATACCGGCAGAACCTTCAAGAATGTTTCCACCATTGAAGCCCATTTGTTCGGCAATGTCCCAAAGCGTATCCACAACGTATGCCGGAGTGTAATAAGCACTATTTGCACTCATTACAGCCTCTTTATACGCCTTTTCGCCAAGCAATTCACGGAGTTTCTTTGCAATGGGGTTAGGAGCATACGATGTATCTTCGTTGAAAGCCTTACCCAAACCGCCCCAGCCGCTAAACTTGCGAAGGGTTTGCATCTGTTTTTCTGTAGCCTGTTCGCCACTTTCAAGCAACAGGTTTGCAAGCTCGATAGCCTTGATGTTGGCTTCGATACGTGCATCTACCGATGTCGGAGCATGGTCTTTGCCACGTTCCGAATGGTTGTTGCGGGTGTTCTTGGGGGCAAATGTATTCTTGTCCTCATTTTTGCGTGCAACTTTGAGAATAGCATCAAGTTCCTTGCGTGTTACTTGGAATGGTCCGCTTATATTGTCATTGCAATGGAATACGTTGGCAAGTTCATAATAGACAATACCGGAAACCTCATGCTCTCCTCCGAGTTTGTCGTTCAGGCGCAATGTAACACCTTTGAGTTCATCGGCAAGTTTTCGGTTGTTTTCAATCTCTTTCTTGCGTTTGCCCTCAATGCTTTGTTCGTTTAAGGAATCTGAAAGTCGAGGTCGCACAGCCCTATCGACTGCATCGCCTGTTCCTTCTCTTTCGTTGTCAGTTCCTCTACCGGCTTGTTGTTCGTTTTCGCCACTTGTTTCAGTGCCTCTTGATAATCCTTGCCCGTGTCGATTACCGTTGGTTGACAATCCTTCGGGGCGAACTGCATCATTTCTTCGTAATCCATCTTTGTTATTAGTTTCGTTATTATCAAATTGATTGTCAAACAAATCTAAGCTGTTTGATTTACGCGAAATTACTGTTTTTTTCTCAACCTTTTTGCGCGTCGAACGAGTTTTCTTTATACGTTCTTCAGCAATTTCAACTTCCTTGTTTACTTCTGCTTCTCTCGCTATGGTTTCAGCAGTCGCAAAAATGTCAATGCCAGGTTTATCAAAATTGGTTACATCAAATGCCTGAACTTCATCGTAAGAAGACATTTCTTTGTTCAAACCATTTTCTAAAACTTCGGGCAGGTCCCTTGCGCCATTATAGAACGCTTTGAGATATGGACGTATGGCATCACCCAAGTCTGCAATCATGGCCGTTGCATACTCGGCAAACTTCCGCGATCCTTTCTCCAGATGATACACTGCCATTTCCGTACCGATTGCAAGTATCTCTGGATCTATGCCGATATTCATTTGACCGAGAAGTTTCTTGCGCATACGCTCGCGAAGCTCAGCGTACCGTTCATCGGTAACAAGACGGTTGCCGCTCGGATTATTTTCCGACTTAGGCTCTTGCTTTACGGTTTCTGCTTTTTCTGCACGTGCAATTTCCCTAATCTTGACCTTGTTTTCAAGAATAGTTTCAACAGCATCACGCAGCTCCTGATCGAAATTCTTAGGATTGCGCACAATCTCCAACATTTCTTCAGGACTGTTTGCTGTGTAATTGAAACGTCCATCCCCAATAGGGATAGAGCCGCTCACGTCATCACGCTTCAATGTGGTATATCCTGTTTCCTTGTCAACAGAAACAGAGTATTGCCATACAGGGGTATATTCCTGTTTTTCCTCTTGCTTCTGTATTTTCGCCTGTGGAGACTCTGCAAACTGCACATCACCGTCATTGACCTTAGACAAATCGGACAGGGATAATGGGGGTTGTGATTGTGCATCTGTGGCGTAGTCAACCAATCGTCTGGCATCTTCTTCACTACGCATCATAAATCCACGTTTTTCTCTATCCCACCAGCCTTTCATCTCTTTGGCGAACATGGCTGTGTGCTTCTGAACTTCCTTGCGCAATTCCGACTGAAATTTTACAAGGTGCATGTCCAATACCTTGCCTCGCTTGGTAGTGTATTGTGCCGGCTCAATAGTGTATCCATTGCCGGAGACAGAAGATTCCACTTTTTGAGGAACGTCTTCTGTCTTTACACTCTTATATTCTGCAAACGCTTTTGTCTTGCGGTGGCTGCTACCTATCCATTTCTCGAAATCCTCCAAGTTTACGGGGGTTACCACCGTCTTGTGCTTCTTCGCCCAATCTTTGTCATAGTTGGCGAAATAAGCCGTCTCGGCATCGGCCGCCTCATTGAAGCCAAGCATTACCTTATGCTCGTCAAAGCTGCCGTCCTCGTTGTATTGATCCACCACAAACGCTTTTCGACCGTTCCACCCATCAATATCATCAGATAGGAACACATCTATATGGTCGCCGTCCACGCCCTCCGTACCACGAATGTAGCCGTAGGTGTTCTGCATGGTCGTTTCCCACTTCTTACCATTAGCATCCACGCCACTACGAACAGAACCTTTCGGTTGCTCGATGCTAATATCAAATGTACCTACACGCACATGCCCTTTCTTGTAATTGCCGGCTTCCTTCTGGGCTTCGGTAGGATTTATATCGGTATTTGCTTCGGCATCTGCAATTTTTTCGCTTAAATCGTTGATATTACGAGATGAATCGCTATCTTTGTCGGTAGAAGAGCTTTCGGTTTGCAGAGGAGCTGTGTCATTCTGTAATTCAGTATCGCCAATGTCTGTCGTCCTGTCGGTAGCCGTTGGCTTTTCTTTTTCAAAGGCAGTCAATAGCCAATTCTTCTTCTCTCCATCCCATTCAAGGCGCACAGCCGCTTTATGCGTTTTACTCTCAAGGTTTACACGGTTAGCACTACGGCTTATCACCACCATGTCGTCTAAGATGTCCTGCAAGCTGTCGAGAACCTCGGGGTGGAACTTGGCAAGTTTAGATAGTCCAAAGCCATTGCTCTTCCCTGTCCCCTCTTTGCCCCAAACAAGATCTATGTCTCCGACCTCTTTGTGGTGAAGTGCACCTATCGCTTCTCCGCTTCTTTTCCTTAAGAGGAACTTTATCGCTTCTTTAGCCTTGCCTCTGAATTGATCATAGATATCACCAAAGACTCCTTTACCTATCGGTTTTATTTCTCCGGGTGCGCTTTCTTGTGCAACTCCATTCGCGCGATCAACACCGGGGCCAGCCGGTTCTCCTGCTTCAATTTCTCCACTTCGCCCGGTCTGAGCAGATTGTTCTCCTTGCAGTATCTCGCTGCCTCCTTCGCGTAAGACATCGCCTCCGCTTTCGTCATTTCCTTCAGTGTTTTCATCTTTTTCTGTTCTATTTTGTGCTAATATAGCATCTATTTCTTCCAGTTCTTCCTGGATTGCCCGAATTTCGTCAGCCATCTGAGAATCCAACTCAAATTGTTCTTCATCAGTAAGCATCTTTTCTTTAAAATCACGAACAACCGCATCTTCGTATGCCTCATAATCTTCAGGCGAAAGGTGATAATTTTCCTCACACCAGCGAGCATATTCGTTATATTCTGCCTGCCGCATCTCCTCGGCTTTCGCTTCGCGGCGGTTCTTGATGTAATTGATCAGATCGCCACGGGTACGCGCCGTCGAAAGCACCTCAATAATAGCATTACGACCAGCATTCGGATCTTTCTGGTCAAAGAAATTAGTGCCGTTCTCTAAATCTGCCTGCATCAGGATTTCGCCGGCACGCTCTATCGATACGCCACCTTTATCTTTCCCGGCAAACAATCCAAACAGCGAACGGGATTCAGATATACGTCCTCCGGTTTCACGTCGATAATCATCCTGCAGCAACTTTATAGAACCATTGGCCAGCATTTGCGCAGCCAGTTCCTCCCCGCTTTGTGGTGCAGTATTACGCATTAAATTAATGGCAGCTTCTTCACCCGGTTTCACACGGGCATCCTGCAATTTTGATTTAATATCTTCCCAATAGCTCTTTTCTTGTTCGATAGGCTTCCGCCCTTCTTCCCACTCTTTTTTTCTGGCTTTATAACCGTCTATATCAAGCTCCATCATAGGAGCCTTTTTGCCCGACTCGGTTAAACGCCTTTCTGCATCAGAAATATGATTATTTACAAACTGGTCCACTTCTTCAAGTGTCAGGGAACCGTCAAGAAGAGCATCTAAAGTATCACTAATTTCTGCCTGATGATAAATAGGATTACCAGCCTCGTCCATGGGAATAGATGATTCTGGAGTATTTGACTCTTGGTTAATCGGAATTTCCGTCTGGGATGCTGGTAAAATAACATTTTCTTCGGCAGAACTATCCACATCTGGCGTGACAGTCTGGTAAAACGCTTCCAGATCTGCCAATTCCTGTTTTTTTACACGTATTTCATCCCGCAACGATGCACGTTCCCCACCCGATGCTTTCTCAATCCGGGATTCTGACTTGGATATTTCACTTCGTTTATTCTCTATATCCGCACGCAAATCTTCAAGAGCCGTCTGAGGAGATTCGGAAAGGGACGTATATTCATATTGCTGCTGTGGAGTCATGGCCTTATAGTCGATCGTCCCGTCATTTCGTTTGGGCAACGATGCGACAACACTCTCCAACGTCTTTTCCGGCACATTTTCTAACACTCTGCTGTCTCCATCCGTTGAAGAATCCTCATTTGGGGTTTGATTTTTTGACATATTGTCAATAATAGAATCCACCCCTATTTCTTCCGTCATGCCATCAACTTCAACGATAACACCTCCATCATCGCTCATCTGCTGCACTATCCCTTGACGACCGTCCACCAAATTCACCAAATCGCCAGGATTAAACATCACCGGCTGCATATCTGCTGCTTCGGACTCCTTCTCTTCTTGTGCAATCACTTCGCCGGGGACCGTGTTTATGATATCGGCATATAATTGCTCAACTGGATACTGTTCGATCAAACTATCGAACATTTCAGGTCGTCCTTGCTGGACTTTGCCATTTTCATCAAGATAATACAAAATATCATCCGACTGTTTTGCATCCACCAATCCTTCTTCGTCAAAAACAATATTACCGCCTGTTATATAAACCGGCTGGTCTGAAGAAGGAAATTTGACTGTAACAACTTGCCCCATGTCTTTATTGGCCGTTCGGCCAATATCATCCATACGGCGTCTTGTTTCTTCGTCAATACGCGACTGCACATAGTCTACATATCCGTTATAATTCAGCAGATCAACCGTGTATTGTTCAAGTTTTCGCTTTTCCTCCGGATTCAAGTTCTTAACCGATGCAACATTATCGATAAAAGATTGTATTGATTTCGGATTTTTCAATCGATTAACGATCGCGTCATTGAACTTTTCCACATCTTCATGCAGGATTTCCCCGGCGAAAGTTGAAGATTCTTTATATCTATTCGTGATCTGCCGTTTTTGATAAGCACTATATCCTTTAGCTGCACCAATAAAAGGAGAAAACTGTGCACCTCCCATTGAACCAGCAACACCGGCATCAAGCATCGTTTTAAATATATTGTCATTACGCTCTACACCTGTTAATCGGTCTATCGCATAACTGGCAAGAGCATTTCCGGCCTCTTCCAAGCCTTCTGAGGCTATCGGCATTGCAAACCAATGTTTCCCCTCAAAAGAGGCTATCTTATCAAGAAAATTCTTCTTTACAAGATTGGCGGCTGCCTCACGACCACTCTTCTGTAAGATATTTCTTACTGTACGGCCCATCATCCCCGCGCCAAAAACTTCAGACAAACTTTCGGCCGCACCCGTTCCAATCGCATTAGCCCATTTTAAAGTTTCGCCCATTTCTGGATTTTCCCGGCTCAATTCGTCATATTTGTCAGAAGCAGTAGTAAGCCCTGCTGCAACAAGTCCCGCACCACCTGTTGCAGCAATAGCAGTAGAAGTCGCAGCAGATTCGGCTGCATCCAAAAAAGCTGAACCGAACGCCCCTTGATAATCGCCCTCGCTCCATAGGTCTGAAAAACTTTTTCCTTTATAGCGATCCGACCGTTCATGCATATCTTCTGCGAACGCTTCTGCGTTTTTAGAGAGTCTTTCTAAACCAGCATTCTTATCTGGAATATGAGCAATCATGCCAAGCCCAGGAATAGTACCCGCAAGAGACTGTGCAGCCGCACCAGCTGCCCCTTTAGTATGCTCATTTGCCCAATCCACAGCAGATTCGACAGGGGTAGTGATCTTTTTCAGTAAATTGGTAGAAGAGCCTACCAGACGGCCAGCGCCAGCAGCAAGACGTTCGCCAAAATCCCCAAAGAAATTATCCGTATCTCGCATCTCATCTACGGAGATATCCGGCTCTGGATGTTGCTGCATGAATATATCATATTGTGATGCCTTGACACGATACGGCTTATCCGGCCTCTCAATTACTGTCACAGCATCTGGATATTCCGATGCAAAATCAGGTATATATTCTGGGGAGACATCATACTTAACCCCCTTGTTTTCAAAAATAGGCATAACTTTATTTGCTTTTCGGTTTATACTTAATCACTTCTTGTTCCGGACTGAAATCAACAACCTCTTTTCCATTCAAGTATTCAGGAGGACGATACGGCCCGCTATACTCCTGTTTTGGTAAAAATCGCTGTAAATATTCATAAACGGTCTGCTGTGTATCTTTCGGCTCATATGCCCCGTTTATAATCGACTCCAATTCATCCTGTAACTCTGGAAAATCCTTTATCTTCCTTTTCACAATAGATAGCATCTTAGTTGACTGATCTCCACCTTCACCCATTTGCATTTTTATGTCGTCAACTGTACGCCTGTCATTAGGATTAGAAGCTATTATTTCCTGCATCCTATTGTATAAATACCCAGCTACCGCGGTTGCTTCGTCTTTAGGTATCACTGTTTTTCGCCCATTCTGGCCAATCAAATAATCGAACTTATCTTTTCCATTCTGACTTGCCGCAATCCTCTGCTGCTGGAGTTTTAGCATCGCTTCTCTATATTCGGCAGTCTTTTTATTCTCCTCCGCCCGCAATCGAGCATTTTCAGCATCTTTCTGTATCTGCCTGTTTATATCCGCCAGTTTAATCTTTGTATTAGTATCAAACTTATGCTTCTCCCAATCGGCATTAGCTTTTGCAGCAGCAGCGGCCCTTTCATTTTGATAATCCTGTAAGCGGGCATTAAGAAGAGCATTATCGAATCGGACGCTATCTGCCCGCTGAAGGTCTTTCAGTCTTTGCAATCTTGCGTCAGCTATGCTTGTGTTCGATTGAGGCTGGTCAAATATCCTACGACCGGCTACACCAGTCGCAAGATTGACACCTAACCCCAATATATCCGATAACATCCCAAGTTTTTTCTGCCGTTCCGCTTCTGCGACCTCTTTTTCATATGAGCGCGGCCTGCCGTACTGACTTACGATATCATATATAGTTTGAGGCTTAATGGTTGTTTGTGATACCGGTTCCACCTCTACTTTATCTGGATATTCCGGTCGAGGAACATTTAACGAAGAACCGGACAACATAGGCGTATCTTCAGCAGGAGCCGGAGTAAACGTGCCGTCCGGCTTTTGTCTTGCTTTTAGCTTTTCGAATAATAATCCCAT